CCTTTAAGGAAATCAATCAATTAGAATTGGTTAGACAAGCTGGTATCAGACAACAATACATTGACCAATCAGTATCACTAAATTTAGCATTCCCATCTGAGGCAACTCCGAAATGGATGAATACAGTTCATATGGAAGCGTGGAAGCAAGGTGTAAAAACACTTTACTATACGAGAACCGAATCAGTATTAAGAGGTGATATTGCAGAGCGAGCAATGGATGAAAACTGCATCTCCTGCGATGGTTAGACGATAGTGTGGTCTAACGACCACCTTTAGGGCCGTTATTCGTAACGGAAGAGATGGGGAGATTCGCTACCTCCCCATTTCATTTTAATTAAAATAAATTAGGATAATTGAAATATTATTCGTATATTTGTAGTTATGAAAAAACAATTAAAACAATTAGATGAGTTCCAAGTAGCATATAACTCTACTAGAAACTCAAAACCAACATTAATTTCAGAAGATGATTATTCTCTGAGATATAAGTTAGGTAAAGAAGAATTAGATGAGTATCTCGATGCTTGTAAAGATGGAGACCTCATTGAAGTTGCCGATGCATTGGCAGACCAACTATACATCCTATTGGGTACTATGATATCACATGGAATGGGTAATGTAATTGAAGATATCTTTGATGAAGTACATAGGTCTAATATGTCAAAGTTAGGTGAAGATGGTAAACCTATTTATAGAGAAGATGGTAAGATTTTAAAAGGCCCAAACTTCTCATCACCAAATTTATCCAAATTCCTATCAGATAATGGTCAACTAGAACTTCAGCTGAATGCGGAGAAGGATTAATATAGTTAAAAGAACTGCGTGGATGTTTGATAATAGATTAAGAGGTGAAAATCACCCAAACGCCAAACTCACATCAATTGATGTGATTAGGATTAGAGATTTACATTCTAAGGGATTCTCTAGAAAAGTAATTGCAAAAAACTTTAAAGTATCTAATTGGAACATCAAACGTATCGTAGATAGGAAAACGTGGATTCATATTTAATATAAAATAAATAAGTTATGACAGTTATAGAAGCAAAGTCTCCCGGTGACGCATGGGTTAAGGTATCTAACCATATTTTAGAAAATGGAGTAAAAGTAGGTAATCTAACTGAAGAGCTGAATGTGATGACAGAAATCACAGAGTTTAAATCAGATGATTGGTTTGATGAGCATTTTAGAGGTGTAATGGGTGATGATAGAATTGATTTCGCAAAAACAGTAACATTTTTAAAACCAGAACCCAAAGTATCAGATAACCCATTCTTTGATACAGAGATGGGTTTGGACTATAAATTTATTAAAGACCATTACCACCAATCTTATTGGGGTAGAATGGTTAGTTGGCGAGGTGAGTTAAATCAAATAGAAAATGTAATCAAAATTCTTTCAAGTGGTAAAGCTGTGAAGAGATGTGAGTTAATCATATTTGACCCAACAAAAGATGCAAGAAACCCATACTCACAACCATGTATGGTAATGATTGATTTGAAACCACGTAATGGTAAATTATATCTAACATCAATACTTCGTTCTAATAGAGTATCTAAGTCTGGATATGCAGATTATACTGCATTAGTAGAAATGGGTCACTTTCTAGCAGAACAAAGTAATTTGGAGTTAGGTAAAGTTAGTGTACTTGCGTGTTCTTGCCATATCGGTGATATGAATCAAGAGAAGAAGAAGACTATTCAACTATTGGAAATATTAGGTAAGTAATATGTGTGGTATAGTTGCAACAATAGGATACGAACCATCGGATGTAAATCTAATGTTAGATGCAATTGACCATAGAGGTCGAGATTGTAGAGGTATCAATGAGTTTGAAGTAAATGATAAGAAGGTAGTCTTAGGACATAATCGACTTTCTATTAATGATACATCATCAGCAGGTAACCAACCTATGGAATATAACGGAATTTGGTTAATTGTAAATGGTGAGATTTGGAATTATCCAGAACTTAGAAAAGAATACGAAGGTAGGGGGTATGAATTTAAATCAAATTCGGATTCAGAGATTATACTATTCTTATACAAAGAAGATGAGTTGAAGAGATTGAGTGGTATGTTCTCATTTGTAATTTATGATAAAGATAAATTAGTTATTTCTCGTGATTGGGTGGGTAAGATACCACTTTACATTCATAATACTAATAAATATATTATTGCCAGTGAGATTAAAGCAATCCAAACACAAAATGGTATTAATGATATTAAAATAGTTCCTAAGAATACCTTAATTGAAATTAATTTAAAAACCGATGAGTTCATTATTCACAAAGATTATTATTTCAACTTTTCTTCAGAAGTTACTAAGGTTTCATCGCGTGAAGAGGTTTCTAAAACTACTTTTAATTTATTAGAACGTGCAGTTGATAAGAGATTAATATCCGATGTACCCATTGCAACCTCACTTAGTGGTGGTATTGACTCTGCTATTATTACTTATCTATTGTCACAGAGAATCCCAAACATTAAGGCATACACCATTGCTTTTGACCAGACATCAAAAGATTTACAAAAAGCAAGGGTATGTGCTAATGCACTTAATGTTGAATTAGTAGAAGTGTTTGTACCTAAAGATGATGTGATTATTAAACAAAGGTTTATGGATTCAATTAATGTAATTGAATACCCATCAACAGTTCAAATGGAAGTTGGTATATTACAATCATTCATAGCAGAAGAAATGGTTAAGGATGGTATCAAAGTAGCATTTAGTGGTGAGGGTTCTGATGAATCATATGGCTCATACGGAACATTCAGAATGTTTAGTAAGAAACCAGATTGGAGTGATGTTAGAAAAAAACTATTTGAAAAACAACACTATGGTAATTTATTGAGAGGTAATACCATCTTTATGAACTATGGTACTATTGAACTGAGATGTCCATTCTTCGATACGGAGTTTTTAAACTATACTACCAATTTGCAAGATGAGTTTTTATCTCATAAGGGTCAATGGAAACTACCACTCGCAGACGCATTTAGAGGAAAATTACCAGATGAGATATTAGACCAGGAAAAGAGGGCGTTTCAAAAAGGAACAAACTTTAAGGAATATATTGAAGATATTATTTTAAATGATTCTGAAATAAACTTTAAAAACAGAAAAAAAATATTTCATGTAATTTGTGATAACTTTGAAAGAGTAAACGGATTTTCACATAAAAATCTTAGAAAAGAAATCACAAATAATAATATGGGAATCTACAAATGGGCTTAGTTGGATTTAACGAAGATACTCCTTTAGAAGAGTATAAGATAAAAGGTAGGTCTGTTTGGGTTAAGAGAGACGACCTTATGGGTGATGGTGTTAACTTACCACCGTGGGGTAAAATTGGTGGTGTTTATCAATTGGTTAAAAACTATGTAGACCCAAATAAACCATTAACACATCTTTCAGTAGATGGTAGTTGGACTGGTTGGGTTCTTGCTAAAATATGTGATGATTTAGGAATTGAGTTCCATCTTTCATATCCAGACTCTAAAAAGATTAGTAGAGTTTATTTAGATATGGTAAAGGAAATGTTCCCATCAGTTCATATGAACCCTATCAGACCGAATATGATGAAGGTTATGTATCATTCTCTAATGAGTTCCTCCGCTGAAAACGGATGGCAGATGTTACCTTATGCGTTTGACCACATATTTTATAGAAATTACCTTAAAGAAAGAATGCAACCATATAAACATTTCAAAAACTTAGTTGTATCAAGTGGTAGTGGTGTAACTCTTTCTGGTCTTATGATGGGGTATTACGAAGAAGAGTTAAAAGAATTCTTTGTTAAGACTGATAAGAAGGTATGGACAACTTGTGTATCATCAAGAAATTCAATTAAAAAGATGTTATTAAAGAGTGGTGTTGGTCAGTTGCCAATTGACATTAGAAAATCAGAGTATGATTTTGAAGATAGGTTAGATGCGTATGAAACACCATTCCCATGTAATCAATTTTGGGATATCAAACAATGGCATTGGTTAGAAAACAACATAGATTCTTTAGAAGGTGATATCCTTTTTTGGAATATTGGTGGTATTTACAAATTTTAACATAAATTAACATTTAAAATTTGGTATATCCAAATAGGTGTCGTATATTTACATAGTAAAAGGGTTAGAGATATACCCACTTAATAAAAATTAAACAATTAAAAGATATATGGAAAAAGTAAATTATATAGAAAAAGTAAATTACGATTATGTAAAAAGTTGGTTTACATCATATCTAGGTCAACCGGGTATAAATGGGTCTAATTGTGCAAATGAATCTGCACATAATGCGTATTCACAGAATGCTACCGAATTTGGTCTTATAAATTCAAAGAACCAGATTGGTGTTGGTAATAACGGTAATCCATTGGAATGGAATTCGTTTATAGAACACTTTGTGTATAGTAGAAAGTCAGTTGGAAATCGAAAAAATGAAAGTGGTTATTGGGGTGTAGGTGGTTCGAAGATTTTTCCAATTAGATTTGGAGTACAAGATTATGTTGCAACAAAAATAAATGGTAAATATTATAAATATAACTACAATTGGGGTGGATTTGATAAATATTCAGATTTCACCGGTGCTGGTGCAGTTAATAGTTTAGAATCTCTAAGTATAGAGTGTAGGGAAGTTAATCATGATGAATACAAAAAACTTGTATTTGCCGAATCATTTGAAAATGAACCAACTTTCTTCTTCAATATTAGAAAATATTCAGATTCCAACAACATTACTTTTTCTAAAGGTAGTATATTAAACAATTTAAATAACACATTTCATGCTAGTAGAAATGTTATAAAATACTTTGTTGAGCATGGGGGTAGAGTAACACATGGTGTTCGAGGTTACTTTCCAACTACACAAAATGATAAAGTTATTCAAAATTTTTCAGATTTAGAATTAGTTAAGAAAAATGTTGAAGTGGCTGGTGCCACATTTGATGTATATCATTACAAATACGAAACGGCGGAATACACTACTACTGCTGCTTTAGAAATAAAATCTAAAACTGAAGATTATAAAAATGTATTCGGGCCCAAGTCTAAGCCTTCCACACCTTGGAATCATTTTTTTAATAAAGAACGATTACACTTAACATCAGTTTCATTAGGTACAAAGGAACTTTCCTCAGTCAGGTATAATTATTCAAATTGTGTATTCATGCAAACGGGTGGGAGTTTTAAATTTTCAACGGTAAAATCTGCTACCATTGATGAAGAGTTACGCGCAGAAACTGCCCGAATCCATAAAGATTATATTGATAATAACACCAATAAACAACATCAGGGAAATAAAGGTGAAGATAGTAAAGTGATGGAATGTTTTGATGAATTAATGAGTAATGGTTCGAACGGTGGTAATATCCTCTCCTCAATCCAACTACTTTGTGGGTATGAGTTGACACCACTTGATATCGAAATCAATTCAAACCATAAAAACCGTAAACCTATAGAATCTCGCGAACATGATTGGGCAATCAAATCATCAAAATCAGACGAGTATACTCTAAATTTAGAGTTTATGAACAATAAAGCTGATTGGGGACATATTGATAAGTTGAATTTTACAATTGATGAAGATGGAATTCCATATCATGCACTAATTGTGGATTCTTACTCTAAAAATAAGGAAAAAATTCAATCATTTAAAAAAGCTCTTAAAAATAAAAATGTACCACATCTAAAAAATGTGTGGGTTATAACATTAGAAGATTTTATCAAATTTAAAAAAGATACAATGGTAAAACAAGGGTTGATTTACGATTTTAGTAAAATCTAAAATTAATGTATGAGGATTAATTTAAATTAACAATATGACAGAAATACAACAATACTTTGAAAAGTTCAAAGGTATGAAACCATACCTATCCATTAATGAAGAGGAATGGGCGTATATCAAAGAAACATTTCCGAAGGATGAAGTAAAGGAATGTTTAGCAGATATCCTTATGGAGTATCCGATGCCAACTGCAGAAATATCTGAGTCGAGTGCATATGATGCTTTTATGAAACTTAAAGGTATTAGGTGGAATGAATTACTGATAGAAAAGGAGTGGTTTCCTAGAAAGGCAAGTGAATCTGCATATCCACTAACTTTCAGAGGTAAACCACAATACATCCGTAGATTAAATACAGGTAATAATGCATCAAATGGCTTCCAGCAAGAAAATCGATGGGGGGTTGATGGCACAGTTTCACCAGGCCCAAAACGCACATGGGAAACAAGAGCGTTTATGGTTACTCTAATGGGTGGATTATACACTCTAAAGTTCCCAAAGATAACAAGAAACGAACTAAGAGTTTGTTTAAGTTTAAGAAAATACATTTGTTCTCAGTTCAAACCAAATGTTGCAAAGGTATTCTATGAAATGATGGGTTCTGAAAATATATTAGATTTCTCAGCAGGTTGGGGTGATAGATTCGCTGGATTTATGGCAGCATCAAATACTAAACACTATGTTGGATTAGACCCGCGAAAAGAAAATCATCCATATTATCATAAACAAGGTGAGTTTTATGATAAACACTCTGGATTTTTTGAAGGTAAAAAGAATTGGGAGTTTCACCAAACTGCTGCTGAAGATTTTGATTTTACCCCATATGAGAATCACTTTGATATGGTATTTACCTCACCACCTTACTTTTCAGTTGAAAGGTACTCGTATGATGATAATCAGAGTTGGGTTAGATATAAAACCATTGAAGAGTGGAATAAAAACTTCTTACACGCAACCATTGAGAAGATTTGGCCATCAATCAAAAAAGGTGGATATATGGCAGTAAACATCGCGGATGTGTATGCATCTTCAGGTGGTGAGCGAAAGTATATGGAGATAACAAACCCTATGAATGATTTTATTAAATCGTTGGGTGGTACTTACGAAGGGTGTTTAGGTATGGAAATGGCTAAAAGACCTGGCTCTGTGGGTGCGGGGTTGGTTATCGAAGAGGATAGGGGTAGATATTCGGAAGAAGAATTAAGAAAACACGATGAAAACGCTGGTAAAACTTTTTGTGAACCAATTTGGATTTGGAAAAAATAAGTAGTATATTTGTGTCTATGAAGTTTAGAAGTGGTAAGTACGCAGGTAAGGATATAGAGTATGTTCGGAGGGTAGCACCCTGGTATATCAATTGGGTAAGAGTAAATCGGCCTGAGATGTTAAAGGAACGTACAACTAAGAAAGAAAGTAAAGATACCCCTAACTCAAATTATTCAGATTCGGTATGGTTGCGAAGTATAAAACCTAACTTAGACTTTGAAAATCAAATTACAGAAATACCTAAAAGGGTAGTAGAGCCTAAGAAGGTAATAAAATCATATTGGTAATAAAATAAAGTTGGAAATACGAAATAGTTTTCGTATATTTGTTGAAATAAAAAGAAGTTAATGGGATATCAAAATGTATACTATGAGAAGAATGAGGGAATCATCCATTGTTGGGATTCTAAGAAAGGATACTACACATCCAAATATAGAAATTACGCTTATGTAAAGGATGGTAATGGTTCATATGAATCAATACATGGTGAAAGGTTAAAAAAGATTAACTTTTGGAATAAAGAAGATAATCTGAAACTATACGAATCTGATGTAAATGAGGTTACTAGGTTTTTAATTGATAACTATGGTGACTCTGATGAAGTATCAGATGGTCACGTTACATTAACATTTGACATTGAGGTAGAGATGAATTCTGGTCTACCAGACATTCAAGAAGCAAAGAACGCAATGACCTCCGTTGCATTCCACGACTCGGCAACTAACGATTACGTTGTATATGTTGTTATTGATGGTGATGAGATAAGTAAAACTATCAAAGGAGCAAAGGTTCGGTCATTTAGAACCGAAGAGGATATGTTGGTAGCATTTGTAAATGCATGGGAAGAGATTTCACCAACCATTATAACTGGTTGGAATATTGATTTCTTCGATGTTACTTATCTTTACAACAGATTGAAAAGAGTACTAGGTACTAAACAAGCAAATAGATTATCACCAATCGGTAAAGTTCATTGGAACAAATATCGTAAGAGATATCTAATCGCAGGGGTATCCGCATTAGACTACATCGCTCTTTATAAGAACTTTACATATACACAACTCCCCAACTACCGATTGGATACCGTTGCTCAAAAAGAATTGGGTAGAGGTAAGATTGAGTATGAGGGAAACTTAGACCAATTATTTAGAGATGATATTGAAAAGTTCATTGAATATAACTTGGTGGATGTTGAGTTGGTAGTTGATATGGATAAGAAACTTCAGTTCATTGATTTAGCTAGAGCGATATGTCACGCAGGTCACGTATTCTATGAAGATTTTTTATTCTCATCTAAATGGTTAGAGGGTGCGATACTAACATTCCTAAGAAGAAATGGTAGAGTAGCACCAAATAAACCAAGCCGAAAAGAAAAGAATGACGATGGTACGGATTCAGAAGAACAGTTTGCAGGTGCATATGTCAAACAACCCATACCTGGTCTTTACAAATGGGTTTATGATTTAGATTTAACATCACTATACCCATCAATTATTATGAGTATAAATATATCACCCGAAACTAAGGTTGGTATGGTAACTGATTACACATCTGAAGCCCATATGAAATCCAAAATGGATTCTTACGTTATTGTAGATGATAATGGGAAGTCGTACCCAGCAATGGATAAAGAAAAGTTTGAAGACTTCACTAAGAAAATGGATTTATCAATAGCGTCTAATGGTGTATTGTATAAGCAAGATAAAGTTGGTATTATACCTGAGATTCTTAATGTTTGGTTTGATAAGAGGGTAGAGTACAAAGACCAAATGAAAAAGTTTGGTAAGGCAGGTGATGATGAGAAGTATAAATTCTTTGCTCAAAGACAATTGGTACAAAAGATTATGTTGAACTCCCTTTATGGAGTATTGGGATTACCATCATTCAGATTCTATGACGTTGCAAACGCAGAAGCAGTGACACTTACGGGTCAGACTGTAATTAAAACTACTGAGATGATTGCAAACAGCTATTATAGTAAAATCACAGGTGAAGATAAGGACTACAACATTTATGTTGATACGGATTCTGTGTTTTATCAGGCAGCACCATTAGTAAAAGCTCGTAATCCTGAAATTGATGAGAATGATGATTCACAAATGATACCTGCTATTTTGGAAGTGGCACAAGAAGTAGAAGCACATATTAATAAGGTGTATGATACTATGGCTCTGAAGTTGTTTAATATTCATTCACATAGATTTGATATTAAGCAAGAAACAATCGCAAAGGGTGGTTTTTGGGTATCTAAGAAACGATATGCACAATGGATTATCAATGATAATACAGTTGATTGTGATAAGTTGGATGTAAAGGGGTTGGATGTAAAACGTTCATCATTCCCAACATATTTTAAAGAGGTGATGTCTACTGTATTGATGGATATTCTAAAAGATGAGAATAAAAACTTAATCGATGAGTACATCTTAACTAAGAGAGCTGAGATGGAAACGACAAACTTTATTGATATCGCAAAGAACTCCGCAGTTAAAGGTATGAGTAAGTATACATTTAAGAAACAGGCAATTGGTGAGTTTATGAAAGGTACACCTGCTCATGTTAAAGCAGCTATTACATACAATCAGTTATTAAAGTATTACAATTGTGCTTACAAATACGAACCGATGAAAGATGGGGATAAGATTAAGTGGGTGTATCTAAAAAATAACCCATTAGGTTTGAGTACAGTTGGGTTGACTGGTTATAACGACCCAAAAGAAATATTAGATTTAGTAGAAGAGTATATTGACTATGAGTTAATCTGGCAAAAAGAGTTAGAAAACAAATTAGATGATTTCTATTCGGCAATGAAATGGGAGAAGCCGTCTCCCAATTTAAAAACGGCATCAAAGTTTTTTGAATTTTAATTAGGATAATTGAAAAACTTTTTGTATATTTGTGTAAATAATAATTAATAATAAGTAAGTTTTATGAAAAAAGTAAGTGTAAACAGATTCATTCAGAAGTATAATCTATCTGGATTAATCGAATCAACGAAGTGGAATGTTAAAGGTGATACATTAACCACACAATTTATATCAGATGATAAGTCTGTTTTAGGAAATGTTAGTATGACTGACTTTCAGTTTGAAGATGGTGATTATGGTATTTATGATACCACAAAACTCACAAAAATGCTATCGGTATTATCAAACGATGTGGATATCACACCATCTAAATATGAGGGGAAGGTTACTGCATTAGATTTGAACGATAAAGGAACATCTGCAACTTATATGTTGGCAGACCTTTCAGTTATACCTGTAGTTCCAGATTTAAAACAACTACCACCATTTGATGTTGAGGTTGATATTGATTCTACATTTGTAGATAGATTTAACAAAGCAAAAAGTGCTCTTTCTGATGAAAAGAATTTTACATTTCAATGTAAAGATGGTAATGGTAAGATGATTATTGGTTACTCTAAAACCAATACTAACAGAATTTCTATTGATGTAAACTGTAAATGTGAAAAGGATGTAGAAGGTATATCATTCTCAGCAGATTTCTTAAAAGAAATACTAAACGCAAACAAAGATGCAAAGTCAGCATCAATGAAAATATCAACACAAGGATTGGCGAATCTAAACTTTAATGTTGATAATTATACATCTGAATATTTCTTAGTAGAGGTACACGCATAATGAATTATTTTTACGAACAAAGTAAATTCTCAGAATACAAATCCAATACAACTTATCATCAGTTATTAGAGAAAACTGATGATGAGTTTGCGGATTGGGCAAGATTACTGCGTAAGGAAGTAACTGATGCATGGGATGGGGTGGGACAACCACCAGTTAAAGGAAAAACTGAAGAAGGCATTATTAGACATTTTGGTAAACTAAAAAGTCATGAGTGTGACTTCTTTATCGATGATAACTCCGATGAAGAATCATTGGGTATATTAAAAAACTTTAATAAAGACCAAAGTGTAGTAAATCAGTTTTTTCCTACGATGTTGAAAACTAGAATTTCTAATGGAGAATCTGCAGATGGGGGTCTATCTATTTACGATTACTTTGCTGATGATAATTTAGAAGATGCATTTGTAAAAGTAATGAGGCGAGCTGTTAAGAGAGATTCTATGTACGCATGGAGTCGCTCACTAACATCCAAAAGAGAAGAAAATGAATTTTGGAACGGACAGACACCAGTTGACTTCGTAAAAGATGTGCATGATGGTAAGATATTTACAGGTAAGTGGTCTGAGTTTGATATAGTTCTTACAAAAACAACTGCACCTGCAATTCGAAAGTATGGTCAATTAGATGAAGATAAATGTACTTATGGTACTATTTTCTTTTTAGACTCTAAACAAGTAAATCAGTTAGTAGATGATGGTTATCTAAACCAAAGGCAGATTTCAAATCTTGGAGATATTGAAGATTCTAGAAGTCAGAAGAATGGTAAAGTAGTAAAGTATCTGTATAATATTAGATGGTATAACATAACCGATGGTATATTCCCACGAATAGTTCAAGCATTCAGATTGGGATTAGGTCAACCTGCGGTAAACTTCCCAGCATTAACTGCAAAGTGGATTTATGAAAACTACACATCACATATAGATACCACCGAACCATTACATATCTATGACTCATCAGCAGGATGGGGTGGGAGAATCGCCGGTGCAATGAGTAGTAGAAAGAAAACCCATTACATAGGAACTGACCCAAATCCAGATAATTTTATTCCTGAATTAGGTATTTCTCGTTATGAGTATATGGCAGATTACTACAATAAAAATTGTATAGATACTCACTCAGATACACTAACAAACTTCTTTGAAGTAAAATCTAATGCAAATACATTTGAACTATTTCAAGATGGTTCTGAGTTAATTCATAATAATCCTGATTTTCAAAAGTATAAGGGTAAGTTAGATTTGTCATTCACATCACCTCCTTACTTTAATAGAGAGCAATATTCACAAGATGAGAATCAATCATTTGTTGCGTACTCTCAGTATGATGATTGGAGAGATAATTTCTTAAAACCAACTCTTACTACCATTTATGAGTATTCAAAGAGTGATAGATATATTCTATGGAATATTGCGTCAATTAAAATCAATAAAGATACTTATTTTGATTTAGAGGGGGATTCAATTGAGATTTTAAAAGAGTTGGGTGCTGAATACAAAGGTAAATTAAAAATGTGTATGGCTGCTATGATTGGTGCTAACGTAAATAAACGCGAGTCTATGGAAAGTAGTATTAAGAATATGGTTCAGATAGGCGGTACATGGTACAAATACGAACCTATATTTGTATTTCATAAAAAATAAAATAAAAGATAATGAATAACACAGAAAATACTCTATTCGTAGAGAAGTATCGTCCAGATACTTTAGAAGGATATGTCGGTAATGAACATATTATTGAAAAAGTAAAAATCTATATAGAGAATGAAGATGTACCACATCTACTCTTATATGGGCAGGCTGGTACAGGTAAAACCACATTAGCTAAAATCATCACTAATCAAATTGATTGTGATGTGATGTATATCAATGCGTCTGATGAAAATAATGTTGATACTGTAAGAGATAAGATTAGAGGGTTTGCATCTTCTATGGGTTTCCGTAAGTGGAAAATTATTATATTAGATGAATCAGATTACTTAACACCAAACGCACAAGCTGCACTTCGTAATTTGATGGAAACATTCTCAAATACTACTCGTTTCATTCTAACGTGTAACTATGTAGAGAAAGTGATTGACCCTATCCAAAGTAGATGTCAGACATTTGGAATTACACCGCCATCTAAGAAAGAGGTTGCTGTAAGATTAAAGGATATCTTAGATACCGAAGAAGTGAAGTATGAAATGTCGGACTTAGCGGTATTAGTAAATAGTGGATATCCTGATATTCGTAGAGTTCTAAATGCAGCACAAAGACAGATTATTAAGGGTGAGTTGAAGATTGATAAAACATCAACGATTCAAGCAAACTACGCAGATGAGGTGTTAGTGGTTTTAAAATCTAACAATAATCTAAAAGAGTCGTTTGCTTCGATTAGAAAAATAATCGCAGACTCAAAGGTAAGAGATTTCACACCATTCTACAGATTCTTATATGATAATGTAGATGAATATGCAAGTGGTAAAGCAGGTAATGTGATTTTAACAATTGCAGAATCGCAGTATAAGGATTCTGTTTGTGTAGATAAAGAAATCAATGTAATGGCAATGATGTTAGAAATACTTATGACTATTAAAGGTTAAATAAATTAGGATATATGAAAACTAATTCGTATATTTACAACAACAAACAATAATTAATTAAAAACAAAGTAAAATTATGGCAAATTCAAATGAACTATTCGAACAAATTAAAGATTTATTTGTAGAATTCGAAACAGAACACAATGGTACAACTAAAGCTGCAAAAGGAAGAGCAAGAAAAGCTATTGGTGAGTTAAAAAAGTTAATAACTGATTACAGGAAAGAATCAGTAAACGAAAGTAAGTAATTATGGGTAAAGGAAAGGTAATTGGTATGGGTGGTAATCAGAACCAGCCCAAAGCACCACAGATGAAGTTAGACCCCACAAAGTTACCAACGGTACATTGTGAGAATTGTGAGTCTATCTTTTGGGAAGAAGTAACAATGTTTAAAGAAGTCCCAGCAGTACAATCACCAAACGGACAGAAATCTATGTTACCGATTCCGGTAGTAAGATGTGCTGAATGTGGTCACGTATCAGAGAAGTTTTTACCTAAAGAATTGTTGGATTAATGGCAGCTACTGATAAAACTGTAGCTAAAAAAGCTAAGTCAATATTCGACCACCTTTCGGGTATAAAGGAAAAGAAAACATCTTGGGAATCTTTAACAGATATGGACAAGAAATCATTCAGCCCCTTTATTATCAATAGGTGGTTGAGTATGAACTTAGACTTACTGCCAATAATCAATATTCTTCAGAAATACACCATTGGGTTATTATCACCTAAAGAAGTTTATAAGTTGTACTTAGATTTCTTACCAAAGAAAAAAACATTCGATAAGTATGTTAAAGGTAAGAAAGAGGGTAAGTATAACAAAGAACTTTTACAATACCTATCAAAGTGGTATGGTGTTTCTTATAGAGAGGTACAAGATTATTTGGAAATACTTCCAAAGCAAGAAGTTTTAGATATATTAAAAAAATATGGTCTCACAGAAAAAGAGGCTAAAAACCTATTAAAATGAGTAGATTAAAAGAAATGTTAAGAACATCTGCAATTGCAGATAAAGCGAAAGCACTCCTTTCGTTAGATTTATTAGAATCTAAAGCAGTGGGTATTGGAGACCACTCAACAACAGATTTTTATAATAATGCGGAAGATGCATTGAGAATGTTAGTTGATGCAGATGATAGATTGTCAGCATTAGAACGATATTTTACACCAGCACCACCAACACCACCAGTCGTAGAACCAAAAAGTGTAAAATCTAAAAAACAATTAAATGGATAACATACGAGAAGCAAAATCAAAAGTAGTTCATAATGGTGAACGTACTATAGCGAAAGCTAAGAGTGGTGTATCGGAAGAAGGTGCTATTGAGTATTGTGAGAGATTGTATCCTGAAATGATGGATGAATACAAACGTATTATGCAAGACCAATATGAAACTTTTTGCAAAAAGCAAAGAAACTATGGGCCGGGTAACATATCAGTAGGTACTGATTTAAGTAGTAGTGATGATATCAGATTATCGTTAACGGGATTATGGTTCAGATTGAACGATAAGGTGAATCGCTTGAAGCAAATGGTAGTATTAGGTCAACCAGATGAAGTGGGTGAATCTGTACAAGACACATTCCAAGACCTTTCAATTTATGGTATTATTGCACAAATAGTACAAACTGGAAAATGGGGTAAATAATGGGAAATACAAAGTCAACATACCAAATAAGAAAAACATCAGTTGAAAAAGATTACTCTGTACTACTAAACGATAGTTTAGGGAGTGTATTAGAATTTGATACATTTGAACATGCTTCTCAAATAGTTATAATACTAAATTCAAATTCGGATAGTAATTGTAGATATGAGTTAGTTGCTATCCCACGATAAAAAACTTAACAATTTGTTAACATTAAAAGCTTGGTAATACCAGGCTTTTTTTGTACTTTTATAAGGTAATAATTAGGGGTTGTTCCCCACCATTAAAAATTGAAAATTATGAAAACAATAGGATTTGCAGGAACGTATTACACTCTTTGGGATGTAACAGTTGAGAGAGTAAATGTAGCTTTAGGCGCTTGGTACGATAAAGTAACTTGTACTTACTACCAAAACCTTTCTAAAAACTTAGAAGAAGCTATTGTAAAGGCTGGTACTGATAATGTAGATGAATCATTGAGGGGTAAGAAAAAATCATTTCAATATAAAAACCCTTTAGTAATAGAACCTAAAGTTATGACCGATTGTGAGAAGTTGTTTTGGGTTTTATTCAGAAATGATAATGCCCATTTAGTTGATGGTGTAAGACATGATGCGCTTAATAGATGTATTGAGCTTGGGTGTGTATCAGAAGTAAAAGGCGATTTTAAAAAACATTTAGAATATGAACGACATCCAAGAACAGCAACAGTTGCTTATAAATTCAATCATCCTTTAAGAAACGATGATGTTTGGTATTCCATTGAATTGAATAAATTTTTTATTGGAGTTATTTAATATAAATTTGGTAGTTCCAATAATAATTTGTATATTTACACTATGAAAGAATCAAAGATAAGTAATATATTTACCTTTGGGGTGAAAGAACCTAAAGAGGACGATGTTAAGGTATCATACTCCCAATACACAATGTATGCAAACTGCCCACATCAATGGAAGTTGAATTATATGGATGGTAATCGTTCGTTCGACCCATCAATTCATTTGGTATTTGGTACTGCAATGCACGAAACCTTACAAAGTTGGTTAGATACATTGTACAACAAGTCAATTGAGGATGCATCTAAAATAGATTTAGGTAAGATGTTATACGAATGTATGTTAGTTGAATACAAAAAGATGAGAGAACAAACTGGAGTAGAATTCAGTAACGCATCTCAGATGGAAGAGTTCTTAGAAGATGGTATTGCTATACTTAATGAAGTTACTAAGAATAGAGTTGATTATTTCAATACTCGTCATATGAACTTAGTAGCTATTGAATTACCAATATACCAAAAAGCAATGGAATCTCACAATGTTTATATGAGGGGGTTCTTAGATTTAGTATTTGAAGATACCTACGAAAACAAACTACAGATTTGGGATATCAAAACATCTACGATGGGTTGGAACAAATGGCAGAAAGCTGATAAAACTAAAACAGCACAATTGGTGTTGTATAAGAAGTTCTTATCAGAACAATTCGGATATCCATTAGATAGAATCAGTACAAAGTATTTTATCGTAAAACGTAAGTTAACTGAAGGTATGATGTTTGCTCAGAAGAGAGTTCAAACATTCGAACCCGCAAACGGTAAACCGACACTAAATAAGATTACTAAGAGTTTTGAGGATTTTGTTAGAAATTCGTTCAATGAGGATGGTAGTCACAGAAGGGATTCTGAGTTCCCTGCGATGGCTGGTAAGAACGGAAAAAATTGCAAATGGTGTCCATTCAAAACTGACTACGAAAAGTGTCCCAAAGAAAATAGGCACAAAGTTTAATTAAAATTATTATATATGTTATATTATTATTCAAAACAAAAGTTAGATTTTACAAATGTTACTCACAAAGTTGTCATTGGGATTTTGGGGTACACTGCTTTTTTAATTTTAAGTACTTTCATATTAACTCATAATTCAGACAGACGAGAGGTTATTGAGACAATAACACCCGAAGAACGTATGGTCGTTATAAATGAAAATAATACTGAGTTTAGTTCAGACACATTGATTCATATGTTGAAACAATTAAATGTTAAATTCCCACATATCGTTCTAGCACAATCTATTGTTGAAACGGGCCATTGGACTTCTAAGATATTCTTAGAAAATCACAATTTATTTGGTATGAAGGAAGCATATGTCAGAGTACATACTGCGAGGGGTACTCAATATGGTCACGCTTATTATGAGGATTGGGAAGAGTCGGTCTATGATTATGCATTTTACCAATGTAGATACTTGGGTGCTATTAGAACTGAAGATGAGTATTTTAACTATCTATCAAATAGTTACGCAGAGGCAACAAATTATATTAAAATATTAAAAAAAGTTATAGTGGATGAAAAGTTACGTGAAAAATTTCAAAAGTAATTCAAATATAACTAAAGTATCATACAGACGAATATCCAATGGAATTGATAATAATATGAATATCGCAATTATAGGTTCACCAAAATACGATAGTGTTAGAGCCGTTAGAGATTTTTTATTTAATATCAAACAAAAGTTAGGTACTGATGTTAACATTATTACACGAGGTAATAAAGATGGATGTGAGAAGTGGGTTAGAAAATACGCATTAGAATTTGGGTTTAGATATACCGAATACAACCCCGCACATACTAGTAGAAATTTGTATAGTGGGATGAGTAATGATTACTACGACAAACCATACCACCCAACTCAGAGATTACATCAATATGATTGTATTGTAAAACACTCTGATAAGATTATCTATTTCGGTGGTATAAAGCCAACGGAGCAGAAATATTTTGAAAAATTGTTAGGTAGATTTAACAAAAAAGTGAATTATATAAATTAATTATAATATTTATTCTAAAGAGAAAACAAGTTATGAGTAAAACAAAAAAGAAGCCTCTGATACTTCTATTATCAGATGATATGAGGTTACATAGTGGTATTGCCACAATGTCTAAGGAGATAGTACTCCATACTGCACATAAATATGATTGGTTACAAGTAGGTGCTGCAGTTAAACATCCAGACGAAGGTAAGTTATTTGATGTTTCAGATTCTGTAAATGAAGAGGCAGGTATTGATAATGCGAGTGTTCGTATTATTCCTCAAAGTGGTTATGGTAATCAAGATTTAATCAGACAACTGATTACAACTGAAAATCCAGATGCTATTCTACATTTCACCGACCCACGCTTTTGGGATTGGTTATACGCTATGGAAGACGAAATCCGTAGACACATTCCTATTATGTATTATAATATCTGGGATGATTTACCAGACCCACAATGGAACGCACCATTCTATGGTAGTTGTGATTTACTAATGGGTATTTCAAAACAAACATATGGTATCAACAAACGAGTGATGGAGAAGTATGGGATGCCTATGAAAGATTGGCAGATAACATATGTACCACATGGTGTATCTGAGAAGTTTAAACCAATTCTATCCGATTCTGATGAGTATCAGCAAGTGACTGATATGAAATCTAAATTAGGTATTGATAAAAAGAAATTTGTAGTTCTTTATAACAATAGAAACATTCGTAGAAAGAATCCAGGTGATGTTGTATTGGCATACAAAGAATTTTGTGATACACTTACACCAGATGCAGCGCATGATGTAGTTCTTTTATTACATACTCAACGAGTAGACCCCAATGGGACAGATTTACCAGAAGTAATTCAAAATGTATGTCCTGATTATGATGTTAAGTTTACAGATTCACAGTTCTCAACCGATGAGTTGAATGTTCTCTATAACGTTGCAGATGTTACAATCAATATGGCATCAAACGAAGGATTTGGATTAGCAACGTGTGAATCAGTCAGAGCAGGAACACCAATTATTGTTAATGTAACAGGTGGTATGCAAGACCAATGTAACTTTACAATTGATGGTAAATACATTACCGCAGAACAATATGTTGAATTAGGTTCATTACATGACAAAAAGAAATTACCAAAAAATCTTAGTTGGGGTAGTTGGGTAAACCCAATTTGGCCTACCAATCGGTCATTGCAAGGGTCTCCTATGACACCTTACATATTTGATGACAGATGTTCATATGAAGACGCAGGAAAAGCAATCAAACAATGGTATGATACACCATCGGAACGAAGAACCCAATGTGGGTTGGAAGGTTCTGATTGGATTAATTCAGAAGAAAGTGGAATGAGTGCAAAGAATATGGGTCAGAGATTTATTGATTCAATTGACAATACACTAAAAAATTATTCACCAAAAACAGATATAACATTATGGAAAATATAAAAAAGTTATGTGTAATTAGTTGTCCAATATCTACGAGGAGTGGGTACGGTGCACGAAGTAGAGATTTCGTAAGAGGTTTAATTGAATCAAAGCCAGAGTGGGATATTAAAATTCTATCTCAAAGATGGGGTAGTACTGCAATGGATGCTCTTAAAGAAGAAGAGGACTCAGATTTACTAGATAGAATCATCACACAGAAGATGGATAGTAAACCCAACATATGGATTCAAATTACAGTACCAAATGAATTTCAACCCGTAGGTGATTACAACATAGGTTTAACTGCAGGTGTTGAAACAACTATAATGCCCGCTGAGTGTTTAGATGGAATCAATCGTATGGATAAAGTATTAGTATCATCTGAATTTACAAAGCAAGTGATTATGAATACTGTGTTTGAAAAGAAAGATAAAGCTACTGATAAACCAATGGGTAATCTTAAATGTGAAACTCCAATTGAGGTTCTTTTTGAAGGGATTGACTTAGAGGTATACGATGACAAAGCAGAATCAGAAGATAGGATTGATGAAGTTATGAGAGATATCAAAGAAGATTTCTCATTCTTATTCGTTGGTCATTGGTTGAAAGGAGATTTTGGTCAAGATAGAAAGAATGTAAGTGGTTTAATTTATACATTCCTACAAGCATTTCAAAATAAGAAAAAAGCACCTGCATTGATTCTAAAAACATCAGCAGGGTCAACATCATTGGTTGATAGAGATAGGTTAAGAAAGTTAGTTAAGAGTATACGAACTCAAGTAGGTGGTGATAGATTACCGAATATATACTTACTACATTCAGATTTAACAGATTGGGAGATGAACGCATTGTATAATCACCCAAAGGTAAAAGCTCACGTTTCATTTACAAGAGGTGAGGGTTTTGGTAGACCTTTATTGGAAGCTACTATTAGTGGTAAACCAATGCTTGTTAGTGGGTGGAGTGGTCATATGGATTTTATTAATTCAGATTACGTTACAGTCCTAAATGGTCAGTTGGAAAAAGTACACAAATCAGCTGCAGATAAATTCCTATTAGCAGAATCACAATGGTTTTCCGTTGATTACAATCAAGCAGGTGGTGTTATGAGAGATATGGTAAGCAACTATAAAACGTATTTAGAGAAATCTAGAAAACACCGAAAGCATAGTAAGGATAACTTTTCGTTTGATAAGATGGTTGAAAAAATAGGAGAACTATTTGATGATAACAACATAAAAGTTACACAACAACCAAAGCAAGTTGGTTTGAAACTACCAGTCTTAAAAAAAGTAAATAAGAAAGCTGAGCCAACTAAGATTAATTTACCTCGTTTAAAAAAGGTTAAATAGTGGGATTTTACAACGCACATTTAAGAAAAACATCAGACCCTACTCCAATTAGTAAAACTAAGATGGAGAGGGGTATGGTGGTTAAGATTAAGTATAAAAAAGATACAGAAACTAAACTATATTTAGTATTAATTCTTCAACCCAAGTGGCCAAATACAAAAGAAGGTAAGTTACATGGGTTATCATTAGATGCAATTCCACCTAATAAGTTAAATGAATTATCTAAAGAAAATGATGAGGTGATATCAACATCATCTAAAGTTAAAAAATTAGATTTAGCAAAGATTCAAATCAACGAATCTTCTAAAGTATTCTATACATCAGAAATCAAAAACAAAAAACAACTGAAAGCGGGTTATAGAACATTTAATCTATTAGATATAGAAACAATCCAAGCAGTTAACTACGATTGGGGCAAGTATGATAAGGTTGGTGATAGAAATGAACGTAGACTAAAGTTAGAAGAAGAAGCACGAGAACGTAAGGAGCAAGAAGAAAACAAAAAAACAAAATAATGTTTGTTTAATTGAATATTTTTTTGTATATTTACATCAACAATAAAACATTATGAAAATAAGTTACGCAATACCAGTTTGTAATGAACACGTTGAAATCCAACGATTAATAACATTTTTATTAAAGCATAAGAAACCACAAGATACTATTGTGGTTTTATTTGATTCTGAGAACGGAACATCTGCAGTAGAACGGTATCTAAGAAGCCACTCTGTCAATGATGAGTTTATATGGATACCATATAAATTCGATGGACACTTTGGTAATATGAAAAATAAACTAACTAGCCATTGTGGTGGTGATTATATATTTCAGATTGATGCAGACGAAATTCCAAATGAATCATTGATGCTTAACATTCATGCAATACTTGAAGAGAATGAGGTTGATGTTGTTTTAGTACCTAGAGTTAATACAGTAGAAGGTTTAACTGATGAACATATCCAAAAATGGGGATGGAACGTAGATGAAAAGGGATGGGTAAACTTTCCAGATTATCAATGGCGATTGTATAAGAATAAGAAAACAATCCAATGGCAGAATAAAGTACATGAAACTTTAATCGGATTCGATACTATATCTAATTTGCCTTCAATAGAAGAGTTATCATTGTACCATCCAAAAACAATTGATAGACAAGAAAAACAAAACGCATACTACGATACATTATGATGAAAATAGGAATCATTGGTAATGGTTACTTTGGTAAAAAAATATACAATACTTTAATAGATAAGTACAATATTGTATTTTTTACTGGTAGAGATATGGATATCACATATGATGTCGATTGGGTTGTTATTGCAACACCCATCGACTCACATTATGATTTGTGTAAAGAATTTATACTAAAGGGTGTTAATGTATTTGTTGAAAAACCAATGACATTATCATATACCGATTCAGAGAAACTCATTCAGTTAGCAGAAGATAATAATGTAAGAATTTACATAGATGATGTTTTTAGATTTACACAAGGATATTGGGATTTAATTCAACAACCACGTATTTCTAATGAACCACTTTATTTTAACTGGAATAAGTATGGTTCATTTGGAGATACTATATTTAATGCACTAACATATCACGATATCTATATTGCGTTATCAATGGGGTATGATTTAAGTGGTGATATTGAGTTTGAATATAATAGAGTAAATCAAAAATCATTTACAATAGGTAAAGTTCATTTTGCGTATGACAGAACGAATAATCAAAAAGTAAAAACTGCATCTATAAATGGATATGTAATTGATTTTAGAACAAATCTAAATCCATTAGATACTATGTTTAATAACGTATTTAATAACAATGTAGATTTTGATACCAATAACTCATTAGCATTACAATCACAAAAGGTATTGGATAGGTTAAATAAACTAAAACCTAAAGTAGCAGTAGTAGGTGCTGGTATATTTGGAATCACATCAGCACTTAAATTAAGTGAAAATTTAGATGTGACTTTATTTGAAAAGAACGATGATATACTTCAAAATGCTAGTTCTATAAATCAATACAGATTACATAGAGGATATCATTATCCACGTAGTATAGAAACGACATTAACATCTAAAGAAGGAACAAAAACATTTTCGAAATTCTTTGATGGTGTTGAAATATTTGATACCGAACAATATTATGCAATAGCATCAATGGGTTCTAAAGTATCACCTTCTGAATACGAATCATTTATGAAGAAATGTGGATTGCATTATAAAGAAACTAAAAATGATTTAGTTACAACTAATGTAGCTGCATTATATGAAGTAGATGAGGGGTTATTTGACCCAATTTCGTTGTATATGAAATGTAATGAACACTTAAATCATTCCAACGTAGATTTAAGATTGAATACACCATATAGTAGTGATTTTAGTAAAGATTTTGATTATGTTATAAATTGTACATATTCAAATTTGAATGAGGTGTTTGGTGGTGATACTGAATATCAATTTGAGGTATGTGAGAAGCCGGTAGTGAGGTTACCATCTAAATACAAAGGTAAGGGTATTGTTGTGATGGATGGCCCATTCACTTGTATCGACCCATATTCTAATACAGATTATCACGTAGTAGGTAACGTTGTACACGCAATACATTCCACAAATGTTGGTAGGTATCCTGCAATTAGTGGAGAACTTAATAAACTTTTAAACAAAGGTGTTATTAAGAATCCATCTGTAACAAAATTTCCATTGTTCAAAGAATCACTAAAACATTTCTTTGGAATTGATGAGGTAGAACACATTGGTTCAATGTACACCGTAAGAACTGTACTTGTAAATAGAGATTTTGATGATGCTAGACCTTCTATTGTAAAGAAAGAATCAATAGGTAAGTATTCAGTATTCTCAGGTAAAATATCTACATCGATTGATACAGCCAATGAATTAAATCAATATATAATGAAACAATAATATGATATTTTATAGAACAGTAGATAATAAACTACACCATGCAGGTGAAGTTCCAAATGTAGGGTTTTCACTAAACGATGCATCATATATACCCGATGAATACTTAGATGAACAAAATTTTATAATTCTAAGAACTTGTTTTGGGTTGGGTGATTGGGGAATCATATCAGCATTTCCAAAGAAGTTAAAAGAGAAATATCCTGATTGTAAGGTATGGATTCCTTCACCTAAATTACTAAAACAAATGTTTGGTAGTATGGAATCAAATTGGAGTTCTTGGGATGACCCATTTCAAGTAGTTCATACTATATTTGATAACAACCCATACGTTGATGGATTCATTGATGAATTTAAAGGGGAAGTATTCAACGACCATTATAAATTATATGAAACTCCAAAAGAAGATGTACCATTGTTAGAACAGATTCTAAAGTTCTGGCAATTTGATAACTTTGATGGTATCGAGCCTGAAATATATTGGAGTGATTCTGAAAAAGAATTAGGTGATAAAATAATCAAAGAACATACAGATGGTAACTTTGGTACATTACTAATAGCCAACAGATACAAAAACGATTCAGTTGATTTGATACAAAATAAATTAGATGAATATGATTTACCTATGTTTTATTGGACTTCTGAAAAAGATAGTGGATTTAAATTTAAAAAATCTTTGGATTTAAGACACATTGATATTAGAGTACAAATGTACATAAAATCTAAAGCAGTATTTAATGTAGGAAATCAATGTGGTGTTAATGATACTATATCAAACTACGCACCTACATTTAGTGTTCCAAAGAATCAACTAAAATCTAATATAGTTAAATCACAAAACTATATGTGGAAAGAGGTTACAAAAGTACTAAACGAATTACCAGATAAGTGGGAAGTTAAAACAACAACATCCAAAAAGTGGAAAGAAGGGTTGTATAACTTTATTAAGTATCATAATATAAAATCAGTTTTAGAGATAGGAACATCATTAGGACACACCACATACTTTGTAGCTCATTTTGTTGATAAGGTAACTACATTAGAGTTTTATGAGGATAGAGTAAAACGAGCAAGTAAATTATCTGAAAAACATAACAACATTAATTTTATATGTGGAAGTGCATATGATGAATGGAACTTTGATTATCACGATTTAGTAATAATAGATTGTATCCACAAATATAAGTATATAAAATCAGATATTGAAAATGCGATAAACTTAGGTACTAAATATATTGCGTTTGATGATTATGGTTTATTTCCTGAATTGAAAACCGCAATAGATGAAGCAATAGATTCGGGTAGATTAGAATTAGTATATAAAATCGGATACCCAGCAGGTACACATTTTTATATGTCAAAATCAACTAACACTACATCTGATAAAGTACTTGCAGATAGTGAAGGTATAATTTGTAGAGTATTATGAGAATAGCAATATATACATCCATCTTTGGTGGATATGATAATTTGATTGATGAGCAATTCCAAATGGATGGGGTTGATTATATATGTTTTACTGATAGAGATATTGAATCTAAAACTTGGAAAGTTGTAAAATCAACACCAATTTACAATGATTCGAATCGAAACGCTAAAAAGTATAAAGTATTACCACATCGATATTTGAATGATTATGATTGGTCGGTTTGGATTGATGGTAATATAAAGGTCATTTCAGATATTAGAAGTTTATGTAATGGTGATGCTTATAAATTATACGACCATATGTTAGTTGGTGAGTATGATAGACGTAATTGTATTTACGATGAAGCACAAACGATATTAAACTTTGGTAAAATCAATTCAGAAAGATATCCTGAGAAGGGTATAAAGAATTGGAAAGACAGCCCAAAGTTGATAGTAGACCAGATGAATAGATATTTATCGGAAGGATATCCTAAGCAAAACGGATTATCAACAACTCCTATTATGGTTAGGAATCATATGGATGATAACGTTATCAACCATAATGAGGATTGGTGGAGTGAGATTAAACATAACTCAAAGAGAGACCAACTAAGTTTTAATTATATAGCTTGGAAAAACCAATTTAATTTCGTATATTTGGAAGGTGATTCGCGTAATAACGAATATTTTGTGAGCATGGGGAAACATATAGGTAAAAAATGAAAAACGTAATATTCATACCAAATATAGCAGTTGGTGATGGTAGAAGTACACCATACCATTATTCAGTAAAGAGTTGGAAACGGTGGGGTGAGTTGAATGATGTATTAGTAATTGAGTGGGCAGAACCGATTATGGATACATCTACATTTCCAATTATTATGCAGAGGGAGTGGGTGTTTGATATATTAGAACATAATGATATTGATTATGACCAAGTTCTAATTGTAGATGCGGATACGATAGTTCATCCCGAATGTCCAAACTTCTTTGAAGAAACAAACCACAATTATGCGGCGGTTGTAAACAACGGATGTTATGAGTGGGTAACTCGGAGTGTAAGAGAGTGGGGTAAATCAATGTTTCCAAATGAACCATTAGTGAAACCATACGATTACTTCAATACTGGATTTGTAATTGTAAATAAAAAACATAAACCATTCTTTGATGAGATTAAAGAATTGTATCTAAACAGAGGTGAAGAGATAAAACACTACAGAGATACTATAAAGGCAAGTACAGGTCAAACGATGGTAAACTTTATGTTACAGAAAAATAACATAGAGGTAACTAAATTATCTGAAGGATATAATCTACAAGATTTATTCAGAAAGAATCTATTACACATACCCAATAATTCTTGGTTTAGTGATGAACTTCACTTTTTAAACGCAGGTTGGGTATATCATTTTAACGCAATACCACAAAATCCACGAAATGTAGCATATTGGATGGAACGAACTTATAACGAATTATACAAATAAAAAAAAGAATAAAATGAAAAAAAGAATAACAAATATAGATACACTATCCGCATTGATGGATAGATTAGTTACGGAGAATATTAAACGATTCTTCTTTGAAAAAGATAAGTTAACTGCTAAAGTTGTACATCAAGATAAAGTAATCTCTGAGATAAAGATTAGACTGAATGAGTTATTTTTGGAAGTATATGTTGGTGGTGACTATAATTACATATCTGAGAATAGGACATTTAGTTCGAGTGGTATTGTAGAAAATATGAATGAGCTTGTTACGAATGATATACATATTGGTGAATCTGATAGAGCCCGATTGGAGATTGCAATGTTAGAAGAAAAACGACTCCGTAAATCAAATGAGGGTAGAGCATTAAATAAGAATATGATTGATAAAAACTTTAAAAACTTAGCTAAATGAAAGTATTAATTACAGGTGTAGCGGGGTTACTTGGTAGTAGACTTGCTGATTACCTAATATCAGAGGGGGTGGAGGTTATTGGTATAGATAATCTAAGTGGAGGCCACATTGATAACGTTCACCCAAACGTAAATTTCTATAATTTAGATTTACAAGATAAATCATTAAGAGATATATTTAAAGAGCACAATCCCACATATGTGTATCACTTCGCAGCCTACGCAGCGGAGGGATTATCGCCATTTATTAGAACGTACAATTATAATAATAATCTTGTATCTACCGCAAATGTAGTAAACGAATGTATCAGACACAATGTAACTCGGTTAATATTTACTTCTACGATGGCAGTATATGGTCATGGGAGTGGTGGAATTTTTGATGAAAAGCAAGTACCTAACCCAATCGACCCTTATGGGGTTGCGAAGTATGGGTGTGAAATGGATATTCAAATTGCGGGAGAACAACATGGTCTTGACTGGTGTATCATTAGACCACATAATGTTTATGGTATTAAACAAAACATATGGGATAAGTACAGAAATGTATTAGGCATATGGATGTATCAAAAACTAAATAACCAACCAATTACAATATACGGAGATGGTACTCAGACGAGAGCGTTCTCATTTATTGATGATTCTATCAAACCATTATGGAAAGCAGCCACAATACCAGGTGCTTCAAAGGAGATTATTAATTTAGGTGGTATTGAAGAGATAACAATAAAAAATGCATCGGATGTATTGTTGGATATAATAGGTTCAACTGATGTTGTACATTTAGAAAAACGACACGAAGTACACTTTGCAGTACCAACGTATCAAAAATCTGTTGATATTTTAGGATTTGAATATAAAACAAGTCTAAAAGATGGGTTACGTTCAATGTGGGAATGGGCGAATCAACAACCCATGCGAGATAGATTTATTTGGCCTGAATATGAATTAGATAATGGTATTTATAATTTTTGGAAATAATGAAAATGAACGCAATCGAATTAGTAAAAAAAGGGTATTCCATTGGAATGGTACAAGAAAAAGATGAAATCACAGGCCTTACCAATTTCTTATTGGAATTAGAACCTACTAACGTAATGGAAATTGGGTCTAAGTTAGGTGGCACATTTGAAATTTTGTGTAATATAGCAACTAATAAAAAGATATCCGTAGATTTACCTGGAGGTATTCATGGTGGTTGGATTACAATGGGACATCCATATTTGGGTGATTCATATAAATTAAGAGATGATTACTTTCTACATAATTATGATAATGTATATATGTGTAATGGTGATTCACATTTAGATTCAACCCTAACACAAATAACCGATTTCGTAAAAGGAGAGACTGTGGATTTTCTGTTTATAGATGGAGACCATACTTACGATGGGGTGATGCAAGACTTTGAAATGTACAAACATTTAGTTACACCTGGAGGCTGGGTTGGATTTCATGATATTAATGATACCCAACACCACAGAGACTTAAACGTTTATGTTGGTAAATTTTGGGATGAGTTAAAGGGAAACAAAATAACATTTAATATGAACAAGCACTGGGCGGGTATTGGTGTAATACAATTATAATATGAGTAAGAAGATAGTTATAATACCTACGTTTTGTGATGCACACATAATTAAGTATCAGATACCTAATATAATTGAGACTATAAATCCGGATTATATAATCTACAATGAGGGAAGATTCCCGGCCGGTCCTGAAAGTAATACTAACGTTACTGCGGAATTTTTAAAAGAATACACTTTAGATGGGTGGCGTGGGTTTGATTTCGAAGAACTAACTCAAATAATTGAAGAGAATCAGAAAAAGTATTCAGATACTACGATTATACTTAATAAAATGAACTATCCAGTCGAAACCACGTCTGCTGTTGATTGTTTTACGTTAGCATGTACAAACTTTAAAGAGTTGGGAATTGATATTGAAAAAGGAGATTACATCTTTCCATATGAAGCTGATGTATTCCACCACGAATCAACAAAAGATGAAATAGAAGGGTATATGGTTCAGTTAGAGCCTGATACTGGATTTAAAACTATTTGGTTAGATTTTATGGAAACTCAGTACTATGTTGAGAAGAAGACCACCCCACCATTAACAAATGGTGGTAGTGGTGGTAGACAACGGCGTGTGTGTGTGAGGTATGGTACAATGGAATTCCTAAAAGGGGTATTGAGTAACTTTATGACACAGCAATATCCAATGCTTTACCCAACAGAATTAGTCACATTCCACTATCCCTGGATTAAACCAGGTAAATACAAAGAATTGCGATTTGCATTAATTAATAGAGATGAATCCTATTGGGCTCATTTTAATATGGTATTAAATAAGATACGTGAACATGGTAACGAAACTAAAGATGATATATTATTAAGACCAAACCTACCTTTAGATAGATTATCTAGATATGTATCCTTTATAGATATAGAACACCCAACGTGTATGTTATCTCACCAAAGCTTTATAAAATAATATGAAAATAGCATTTTTTACTGAAATGGGATTCAATGGTAAAGTACCAAGAACTCACCCTAATATGCGTACGGAATTTGCATGGTTTGTTTCTCTAAATGCAGACCATTATAATCTAAATGATGCACCTACCGAATATTATGATTTGGGTATTGTGATAACACCAAAGAATTCACCTGAAAAGGTGGATTTGAATCGAATCAAACAATTTTGTAAAAAAATAGGTGTGATGCAAGAAGGGCCATTTTGGTTATTTCAAGATTATGACTTACAAAAACAGATACATTACTATAACAACTTAGTAGATTCTGATATAATATTTACTCATAACGAACAAGATAGAAAATATTATAAAGGTTTAACAAATCATTCAGATGTAAGAGTATTACAATCACTAATGATATCAGATGCAGTTGGTGAGTTACCAACGGAAGATAGAAGTGGTATTATGATTGGTGGTAATATGGTAAGTTGGTATGGTGGGTTTGATTCATTTATGTTAGCTAGCTCAGTTACCGATGAAATATACTCACCACAAATGGGTAGGAAGCAGTTAGGTGAATCTGAATTAGGAATTACACAATTACCTTACCTACAATGGAATGAGTGGATTAAAGAGTTGAATAAGAGGAAGTTAGGTATTCATATGATGAGAACCCATGCAGCTGGTACATTCGCTCTAAACTGTAGTTACTTAGAGATTCCTTGTGTGGGTTATGAAGAGTTAGATACTCAAAGAATCCTTCACCCAAATCTATCAGTAGAGAATGGTGATTTAGAAACTGCAAGAAAATTAGTAAATAAACTATGGAATGATTTGGATTTCTACGAAGAAAATCGTATATTAACAAAAGAATTATATAATAAGCATTATACTGAGGCTGTATTTAAGAAAAACTTTAAATTATGATAAGTAAAAAAGATATCTCATTTATCCAACCCAGCAGAAACAATCTGGTCTACCTAAAGTGGTCTTACAATTCAATCAGAAAGAATGGTGGGCCAGAACCAACCATATGTGTTGCTGATGATTTCAGTAACGATGGGACTTGGGAGTGGTGTGAGGATATGATGGAGAAAGACCCAAACTTCAAAGCAATTAGAAACGAAGGGCCTAAACGATTAGGACATACAATTTTATATGATGAGTTGGTAGAGATAGCAGATACACCAATTGTAGGAATATATCACGCTGATATGTATCTTTGTCCTGGTGCATTAGAATCTGTATTAGAACACATCAAACCAAAGCACGTTGTATCACTTACTAGAATAGAACCACCACTACATCCAGATGGGCCTGAGAAGATTCTTATGGATTTCGGTATAGAACCAGAAGAGTTTGTAAAGTTAGAAGATGAACTCCTAAATCAGATTCCATCATTGAAGCAGGGTAGAACAACCGAAGGTATCTTTGCACCCTGGTTCTTATTTAAAGAAGATTTCACATCAATCAATGGGCATGACCCATTGTTTGCACCACAATCAAAAGAGGATACTGATATCTTCAATAGATTTCATTTGAATGGATATAAGTTCGTTCAGACTTGGGATGGGTTTGTTTATCATATGACTTGTAGAGGTAGTAGATTTGCAGATGGAGCAAAGAGAAACCCAAATGGTGAAGTGTTTATGAAAAATAGAGAAACGGATGAGTGGTTAACTCAGAACAATCGCTCAACTCGTAATTTCCTTAGAAAATGGGGACATTATTGTAAACATGATTCTTTGATGAAGCCAATCGTACCACCAAAGTATGATGTTGAATTTAATGTTGAAAATGGTAATGGTAAATTATTAGAAATATTAGAACCCTGGTGTGATAAAATCAAAATGGATTTAGATGATGATATTATCAATAAATATATAGAAAAAGAGCAGGTAGATACTGACTTTGATTTAAGGAGTAGAATCAACGTAAATACCAATTCTGACATAGAAATACACTTTGATGGAAATAAATTAACAGAGTATTCTTATAAATTAATAACCGAATTGTCTACCATACTAGAGTCATCTGAAATTGAGGTTGGTGAGTTTGAATTTGATATATTCAGAGTAAACGTTAATAGGGTAAAAACATATGAACATCAACTAATTTATAGAAAGTAGTATAATTATACACAATGAGATACTATATTATAATGCCAGATGACGATGGGAATGAAGACTATTCCACAAATATATTGGGTGAACGCTCTTTCAAAAACTTTTGGGCAGACCAGGGGTTCGAAATATTAGTTCGTTTAATCGAAAAGTATCCAGATACATTAGACACAGTAAAAATAAAAGATGAGAAATCTAAAGAATACTCAATTGAGGATTTTTTGAATATAACATCTAAACTTAATATTATTAGAAATTAGTTATGGGTAAAATACCACTAAACAAAGTCAATTTTGATGATTTTGATGATATAGAGTACTTCGAATCGATGCGTGACACTAAACAAAAAGCTAAAAATGGAAAATTTAAAGAAAACGAGAATGATGGAGACCTTCACCAACCACAATGGGTGTCTACCCGTAGGGGAGAGGGTGATAGTTATATCAGTAAACGAAGAAAAGCAAGAAGTTAAGGTTGCAGACCCATTTGATAGAGAATGGATTGTTCCACTTTCATCGGTTAACTTAGATTAACACATATTTATATCCAAACAACAATAAAGCATATAAATTATGGGTTTTACAAGAGAACAATTACAAAAAGCAGTTGAATCAAAAGAATACCGGTGGTTTGAAGGTGGTGATTACAACTTAAACATAGTAGGTATCAGAAATTCAGATACTGAAGGTAAAGTAACTAACAAATTTGATGATTGGGTGACACTCTCATATAGTGTTAATGGTGAAATGATGTTTCATTGTTTTGATGCAACAACAGACCCCGGCTCGCATTGGGAAAAGAACTTACTAAACAAAGATGGTGTTGCAATATTAGTACCAGGTCAGTATAGAAGTTCTCATATGATTGGATTACATCAAGGTAAGTATGAAGCACTTAGACAGAAAAGCCCACTTAAAGTTTACAGAGACAAAGATAAAGATGGTGTATATGATTTCTTAGAAGAGAATATCAAAGAAGGTATATACGGAATCAACATTCATAGAGCAACTTCAAGAGAGGGTGGTAAATCAACCCAAATAGATAAATGGTCAGCAGGTTGTCAAGTAATTGCAGCAAATGCAGATTTTAAATTATTTATGGAAGTTGTAAATAAATCAGCAAAACTTTACGGAAACTCATTTACTTATACATTGATTGAAAGTAAAGATATTTCATAATGAAAGAATTATCTGATATATTTATAACAAAAGAGTTCAAAGAACTTCGATGGACTCAACGATTATGGATACGAATAAAAGTAGCATTCATAGAATTAATTCAATATGGGTTCTAAAATGGAATTATTAAAATCAACATGGACACAGGTTATTATGTCAATTAGTACAGCGTGTGCATTTATGGGTTCATATTTTATGAATTTAACCGCAGATAACACCGAACAATATCTTGCATTAACTTCAGTAGTTCTATTAGATGGATTCTTTGGTCTTATTGCTGGGATTAAAAGAGAAGGATTCAAAACATATAAAGCAATTAAAGTTTTAAAAACACTATTTGCTTGGATATTAATATTAACAGTAATTCTTTCAGTAGAATTAGGATTTAAAGGCACATCTTGGTTATCAGAAACCATTTTGATGCCTTTTATTGTTTTCCAACTTATCTCAGCTCTTAAAAACGCCTCAATGGCAGGTTTTATCAAAACAGAGTTACTTAATAAGATTCTTGATAAGATTGACCAACATAAAGGAGAAAGAAAATGAAAACATTACTACAATATATAACATCAACCAGAATGGTTTACTTTCTAATGTCAATGGTATTAATAGTAGGGTATCTACTTAAATCTTGGGAAGTTGTAATATTTGTTTGTTTGATGTTACAAATCGGCCTTTGGACAGGATTCTGTCCTTCAAAATACTTTTTTGAGAAATGTGGGTTTAAGAAAACGGAGCTGTAAATGAACGCTCTGGATGGAATATCTATAAATTCCAAAATATCATTAATAGTAGCTGGTGTTATTATGATGACATTCTTTTCAGTACAAACTTGTATTGTATTTGGAATATGCCCACCATCTTTATTCTTAGCAAAATTTGGATGGGGTTGTGTTGTATTTTTTATGCCTCCATTCTTTAAAGTAGTACATGAGTTTATTATAAACAAACAACAAATCAAAAACGATTTAAGTAAGAAAAATATATACTTAGAACACGCTGCAAAAATCATCAGACACGATATGCATAGTGGTATTAACACTTACATCCCTAGAGGATTGAGTTCACTTCAAAGACGATTAGATGATGAACAAAAGAAAAAACTGAGAGCGCCATTACAATTGTTAGGAGATGGTGTTAAACATGCTCAAAAAGTATATAGCGGAGTATATGAATTTACTAATTTAGTAAAAGAAAATGCTCAGATGTCGAAAACACCAAATAACATTAAACAAATCTTAGATGAATATTTATCACTTACTGCATATAAAAATCAGGTTCTTTTAGATGATAATTTACCTGTATCATTAGAAGTAAACGAACCACTTTTTTGTACTGCAATTGATAACTTAATTAGAAATGGATTAAAGTATAATGATTCACCAACAAAATGGGTTAAAATATATTTTGAAGGTAATTATAATAAAGGGAGCTTCATTATTATCGAAGATAATGGTAGAGGTATGACTCAGAGTGAATTTGATGAGTTATCTAAACCATATGTTCGTAAAGAAGGTCAAAAAGAGAAAGGAACGGGTCTTGGGTTAAATATTTGTAAAGCTATACTAAAAGAGCATGGCTTTGAACTTTCAATTGAAGAAATAGAAGATGACCCCGACACAGTTGAAATTGAAAGTGGAACTAAAATGAGAATAAAGATATGATTGATTCGTTAATGTTAGTAGATGATGAGAATTTGTTTCATCTTGTGTTTGAAGACGCGTGTTCTCTATTAGATATTACTCTTGCATTAGAAGCATTGGATTCTTCTGATGAAGCAGATAAACTTTTTAAGAAATGGTTTACAGATGGGCCTATAGATGAAAGACCAGAGTGTGTATTTGTTGATTTAAATATAATTGGTTCTTCTTTTGATGGTATTGAACTAATCAGAAAAATAAATTATGATTATGGTAATGGAGTAGTTATCGGAATCATCTCATCTTCTCAGGATGAACAAGAAATCGAAAAGGCTAGAGCAGTTGGAGCTCAATTTTGGATTATTAAATCAGATGATATAGAACCTCGATTAGAAGAATTCAAAAAAGATTATGAAGGTTATAAAAATAGAACAGCACCTTTCAAAGTGTATAAGTAATGAAGAAAGATGAAAATACAAAAATCTACGAGGGATATTCTATTAGAAATTGCCAAACATAAGAGAGTTTATGTTGAGGGTAACTTTCTAAAACTCATTGAGCCAGAAGAAGGTGATGAAGAGTTCGAAGAATATTTAAAGTTATGTAAAGAAAAAGATTCAACTTCTCGTAGAAAACGATTAGAAGTTACAAAACAAGTTCAAAAACAAAATAATGAACTTGAGAGGGCTCAAAAAGAAAACAAAAGAGTAAATAGACAATTAGAAAAAGCTCTTAACGAAGCCATAGATTCTGCAGAACAATCAAAAAAATCAAAAGAAGAAGCCGAAAAGGCAAAAGAAGAATTGGAAGTTGCATTACAACTTGCAGAACAATCTAAAGAAGAAGCCCATAAATTAAAGGCTGAAGCAGAACACGCAAAAGAGATTGCAGAAACCGACCTCTCCTTACTACAAAAGAAAACACAAACCGAACTGATGGGTAACATCGTAAGAGTTGCTCTATGGGTTATTATGGGTGTTGGATTTGTTACAACTGGATTATATGTGTTTGTGTTATTATTAGGACATGATAGTAAAATCATCGAATCAACCTGGTCAAATCTATTTGGTATCTTATTAACAAATTCATTCAGTATTATTGGTACTATTATGGGTGTTAAACACGCAAATGGTGGTGATAAAAAATAATACTATATTTATATAAGATGTATACGTGGAATCAATATAAGAGTTTAAACGAAAACCGAAACTTAAATGAAAATGTGGTACAAAAAAAGTATCAGATTTATTTAGGTAAATTGGAGTTAGAAGAATTTCTAAGAAATCCAATTGACGGTGGTGATGTTCAACCTACACCAACTATACCAACAGAAACCTTTTTCTTACTTCAAGAAAATGGAGATTATATATTACAAGAAAACAACGATAAAATAAGATTAGCATAATGGCAGATTTACCAATATCAGGATTACCATCAGCATCATCATTAGATGGAACTGAACTTTTACCTTTTGTTCAAGGGGGAGTTACAACTCAAGCAACCGCACAAGACATTTTAGATGCAAATTTACCAGTAACATCTTCAGGTATTACAGTATCAGGAGACATTATACCAACCACATCAAGGGGTGCATCTTTAGGAACTGTTACAAACCCTTTCTCATCAATATTCGTTTCATCCGGCTCTATTTATGTAGAAAGTGACATACCAGGTTCCAAACCTGGAATCATTACAAATGTTGATAGAGATATATCTATAGATTCAGCCGGCTTTAGACTAATCAGCGGTTCAACTACCCCTTTCAGATTATTTAGAGAAGGTATTATAACAGTTCGTACCGATTATCAAGACCCGACATCTCGACCATTATTTGAAATTATAGGTAATGTAGAAGGTTCTGCTTCTTTAGCAGTAAACCCCGGCACACTCTTACAAACAACCGCATACGATGGACAATCGAATAGAAGTATTTTTGATTCATATGGTAGTTCATCTTTTTCACAATTAAACCTGAGAAGTGCAAATGGTTCGGTATTTAATCCAACAACAACAGGAGAAGGTGTAATAGGTAGAATTGGTTCTTCTGGTTGGTTAGATGGAATAGATTTCGGTATTCCTGGAGAAACAGCACTACCAACACGTATTGATTTCTACGGTGAAGGATATACAAGTGGTAGTAGACCAACCTCAATTAAAATGTATACCACAGATGAAGGTGAATTAGACCCTAACGGTATTGCTTCTTTAGAGTTAAATAAAGATAGATTATATGTTTTAGGTCAATTATCTGCATCTTTACAAGAAAACTATGTATGGTTAGGAGATTCTAATAATAGAAACATAGAAACCCCAGTCTCATCTTTAAGTACATATCTAACAGGTTCTTTAGTATCTAAAGCATATGGTTCATTCTTTGATACAACAACCCAATCGGGTTCAGCAGATACTGCCTATGCAGTAAAACATAATACTACTGATTTTGGAAGTGGAGTATCAATAGTTAGTGATACTCGTATTACAATGGCAGAGGCCGGAATATATACAATTATATCCACACACCAATACTCACATACATCCGGTGGTGTAGTAAATATTACTGGTTGGTTAAGAAAGAATGGAACTGATGTATCAAACTCTGCTACTGATTTAAGATTAAAAGGAAATGGAGAGGCTGAACTATATGCTATAAACTACTTCGTTTCAGCCTCTGCTGGAGATTATTACGAACTAATGTGGTCACCCGATGATTCCTCAACTCAAATTATTTACATAGCACCAAGAACTTCCCCAACAAGACCAGCAGTACCATCAGTAATTACAACAGTTAATAGAGTTGGATAATAAAAAAATATAAGTTATGGTAAAAGGAAATTGGAGTCACAAAAGAAAACATTTTAATATTTATAGGTATGATACGAGAATATAGTTGGAAAGATTGGATGCAAAATCCTAAAAATAAAGAATTGTATAATTCTAATATGAATGAAGGATTGCGACAATTCAAATTAGAACAACTTAGAAGAAACAAATTAGTTCAAGTAGCTAATTTTAATCAAAAGGGTTATTAATGGAACGATTAGAAAAATTAGTAAATCTTCTTGAAAAGAAGTATGGTAATACGAATATTACTGAAAGTAATAAAGTTGAGATTAGAAAAATAATAAGCGAAGAGATAGCAAGGGTCACAGAATCCCTTGAAGAAGTTGATGATTCGCAGACCTCGATGACATACGCATCACTCGAAAGAGCGATGAAATATTCTAAAGGAATCTATAAAAAGATGAAAGAACAGAATATTGAGGATGTTGATGGTTGGGTGTTTGCAAAAATTACTCTGGCAGATGATTATCTAAAATCAGTTTATAGTTACTTAGATGGTAATGATGGGCTAAAAGAAGACGAACAATTAGACCATGCCTTTAACGATGCAAAGCCTGTTGAAGAAGAATCCAAACGGGATTACAAAAAAGAGTACGCAAAGTACGGAAAATCTGAAAAAGCAAAGAAATACAGAGCAGAACTAAATAAGTACAATAGAGATAAGGGCACGTACGGTAATGGTGATGGTAAAGATGCTTCTCACAAAGGTGGAAAGATTGTTGGATTCGAATCAGAATCTAAGAACAGAGGTAGAGCTGAAAAAAGTAGATTAAAGAAAAAGTAAATCATGCCATTATATAGTAGAAAAGATATGCCACAAGTGAATACTCAAAAACTGAGTAAAGCCCTTAGTATGGCAAAATCTAAAGTAAAAGTAACTAAAGGAATGAGTATGGCAGGAAGTCTAAAAGCTTCTCAGAAAGAACTCATTAAATCTAAGGTTATTGGTATCTCAAAAAAATACAACAAACCTACTGATATGAAACCGTTAATCATATCTAAGGATAACTACATAGTGGATGGACATCACAGATGGGGTGCTGCAATTTACAAATTTGGTAAAGATGTAAAAGTTCCTACATTCACATTACACTTAAAAAGAGATGAAGCAATTGAACTTTATAATGATATTGCAAGTTCATTAAATGAAGTTATGGGAAAGGCAGCTAGAATGAAGATGGCTCGTAAATCTAAATCCAGACTCAAACGAGGATTAAAGAAACGTATCAGAAAGATGAAGAAGAAGCGGTCTAATTCAGATTTACTAAAAGCGGCTGAGAGAAAAGCAAAAACAATATTGATGCAGAAGATGATGAAGAAATCTCCGGATGATATGAGTATGAATGATAAGATAAAGTTTTCTGAGAAGTTAGCTAAGAGTCGAGGGAAAATACAAAAAGTAGCTAGAAAAATACTTCCTAAATTAAAACAAGCTGAAACGAAAAGAGTAAAGACGATGAAGGCTAACAATACTAAAAAGAGGAATGAAGACATTACAATACCAATTAACGTAGGTGATACTGTATTGGGTGGTAAGTTCAAAAATAAAAGAATCGTTGTTAAATCAATCGGTAAGAACGAAAAAGGTGATATTACAATCAACAACAAACCATTAATGAAATTCAGATTAATGAATGAAAGCACAGGCGCATCAATTCAATGTTCTAATTGTACTCATAGTTGGGATATTATACATAGTGATGATAGACCATACTTTTGTCATAACTGTGGCTATGATGCACAATCACAAAAGATTGATTTAGTTGGATTAGAGGATTGGAAAAAAACACTAAAAGAAAACGTAGCACCTAATCACAATGGTAAATCAGCACCATATGGTAGTGGGTATGATGTGGTGGAAGATGCAATCAACGAAATCCCAATGGGTGATTTACAAAAGATTGATACATTCGCAGATAAGAAACTTAATCCAATGGATGTAGTACTTACAGATAAACATTTCTTTGACCGATTAAATGACCCTCGTAACGATAAAGAGATATCATCAGCAGAATTAATACGTTTTTTTAAACAACTTTCAAAAAAGAAGAAAGAATTCTTAGGGTTCTTAGACACCTACAATTCGGTAGTTGCAACTGATGATAAGACCAATATCAATATACCTTTTATGAAACAAGCAAATAAAGTGATTGCTAAGACTGTAATGAGAAAGAAAAACTTCGGAACTTCAGACAAACAACTAAAATTTTAACAATATCAAAATAATACATATTTATAGTTGGATATTTAATAAAAAAATCGTATATTAGTAATGAAATTAAAACAAATCATAGTAGAAGGGATGTACGATAAACTGACGGGTCAGATAAACAAAGATGTATTCAAAACTCTAAAGAGTGCTATCAAAGGTAGTGGTACTGAATCTAAACCAAAGAAGTTTAAAGGGTATGAGGTTCGTAAAGACCCTATGGGTACAATGCAGGATTTATTTGCAAAAGAAACTCGTAAATTAAAAGTTGGTGATTACTCAGATAATATAAGTGGTGTTGATGTTGAGGTGTTACTTAAATTAGCAGTAACTGAAGATGGTGTTGAACCAGATAAGTTCTTTATTGATGGGTTTGCCGAAGCTGATGAAGATTGGCCATCATTGGAAGTGAATATTGGTATCCACCCTAATGATATAAATGGAAGTATTTTCTCAAAGATACAACCAGTACTCAGAGATTTGGTAAGACATGAAATAGAACACCTAACACATGGTAAAGATTCTGCCTCAGAAAAACCCGGTAAAAGAATGAGGGGTGATGATGCTATGAGACGTAAAATACAAGACAACCCTAAATTATACTACAAATACTTTTTATTACCAAAAGAGGTAGATGCTAACATACATGGATTATACTCAAAGGCTAAAACAATCAAGAAGCCGTATCAGAAAGTGGTTGATGATTATTTAGATTCTTTGGTAGATGATGGTGTAATTACGACTAAGAAGAGAACTGAGATTTATAAAACGTGGCAAAAGAGAATCCCTAAAATTGGTGGAATCCCTAAATTAAAATAATATGGATAAGAGTAAATTTATATCAGAGGTATTTAAAGAAGAAATTCAAATATTAAACGAAGGTAAAGTTCTCCGCGTGTTCGATTTTGATGATACTCTTGCTACAACGGTATCCTTTATCTATGTAAACCATAAAGATGGTAGTACAACTAAGTTAGACCCTGCTGATTACGCAACTTATAATGAAAAACCTGGTGATGAATTTGATTTCAAAGATTTCAATAGAAAACTAAACAATCCAAAGGTAATCAAAAAGAACTTTAAACTACTTCAGAGAATGTTAGATAACCCAAGTAAAAAGGTTACGATTCTAACTGCAAGGAAGTTAGCATTCCCAGTCCGTAAATTCTTCAAAGATGAGTATGGGATGGATGTTTACGTTGTGGCATTAGGAAGTAACAATCCTAAAGACAAAGCAGATTGGATTGAAAAGCATATTAAGAAGGGATATACTGATGTGGCTTTTGCCGATGATTCTAAGAAGAACATAGATGCAGTAGACCGACTCAAATCAAAATACCCAAATGTAAGAATCAAAACTATGTTGGTTCGTGAAAGTGTAGATGAAGAAGTTCAGAAATATGTAAATAAACTAATTCACTAATATTAATTCTATATTTATTATCAAATGAATTACGAAAAGAAAGTAATGATAAATGCATATGAAATCTTAACAAAAACAGATTTCAAATGGACTGACGAGTTTGGAGATGAGATGAAGGTAAAGTTTATAAACCTATTATTGGAATATTTTACTGACATCGAACATTACGAAAAATGTGCTAAACTTGTTATCATGCTAAAACGTTTGGAGAATAGAAATGAAAATATTAGTAAAAATGCTATCACCGGAAGTGAAATCAATTGATGGGTGGATAGTGTATGTAATGGATGACAATGATAACGCGATGGAAGCTGATGTTTGTGATTTAGATTCATTGGTTAACGTTATAACAAAATTTAAAACGAAATACAAACTTTAAACATATTTATATATGAAATTGTATATTTTAAACGATGATGTAAACTCATTTGATAATGTTATACGAATTGTACAACAGTATTTAAATTATCCGTATTTACAATCAGCATCAATAGCAAGTATTGTTCACAATAGTGGTCAATGTGAAGTAAAAGATTCTGATGACGAGGATTTGATTAAAGAAGTATATAGGAATATGGTAAAAGAAGGTTTACATTTAAGAATTGAAGGATAGTATTATGAGTAAGTCAAAGGGGCTAGGGGACGATGTTAAAAAAATAACATCAGCAATGAAATTGGATATCTTAGCGGAAAAGGTAGCTCAATCAATTGGTAAATCAGATTGTGGGTGTTCTAAGCGTCAAGCAAAACTAAATAAAATGTTCCCATACGGAGATAAGAAATGAATTTAAAAGAATTTATACAAACGGAAATAAAATCACAAATAAGTGAAGCCAAAGATATGACATTTGTTGATTATCTTAAAGTATTAGATAGTAAGTTTTTAGATGGTATGAAGGCAGTTCGTGGAGACAATGGAAGTGATGCTGCAATTACACCAACTAGAGGTGATATACTACAAAACTTTAAATTATTCAGAAATTACTTATCTGCCTTAACTAAGAAATATAAAGGTGATAAGACTAAACTTAGATTTATATCAGAACACACTAACAAGTTCAATGAAACAATAGAATCGGTAATCAATTCAGTAAACGAAGAACAATTAGATGAAAAACTAATCACATTCTCTAACAGAGCACCTTATGGACAGATAGTGTTTATGGCAGGTGGAGCTGGTAGTGGTAAAGGATTCGCAATTGATAACTTTATTGATTCAGCAGGATTCAAAGTAAGAGATGTTGATGAAATGAAGAAAGCAGTTGGTAAGTTAGACCAATTAGGTAAATTCTCAGTTGATAAGTGGTATAAGAAGTATGGTAAGAAATTATCAGATAAACCAGGTAAAGATGGTGGATTATCACCAAAAGCTCACGTTGAAGAATTTGTACTTGGTAAGGGTATGAGTATCTCTGATATCTCAAAAGATTTAAAGAATCCTAACAATGTAGCATCACTACATTACATCGTAGACTCTATGGGATTAAAAGATAAGTGGGTAATTAATATGTTAAGTGGTAAAACAAACAAAGAAACTTTACCTAACTTATTATTCGATATTACTGCTAAAAAAGTATCATCAATTACAGATGTTATCGAACCATTAATCGCCAATGGGTATGATTCTAAAAACGTTCACCTTATTTGGGTACTTAAAAATTATCACGCAGCAGTTGAAGCGAATAAAACGCGAGATAGAGTTGTACCAGATGATATCTTATTACAAACACATGAAGGTGCTAGTAAAACTATGTGGCAAGTTCTAACTAAGATAAAACCAAAAGGATTAGATGGTAGAATCGATGTTATTTTAAATAATAATAAATTCACAGCAAAGTTTGTTGATTCAAATGGTAAGGAAATCCAAGTAGAACCTAACCAAATGAACAAATTTAAAAAAGCACAACCAGTTGTTAGTGGATTCAAATCACTTCCTATCAAAAAGCAAGGTGGTGGTATTATTCCTGAGAAATATTGGCAAGGTATACTTAAAGGTTGGATTCTATCAAATACACCAGATACAATTGATTTTGAAGAATTAGAAAAACCACCAAAGGAGAAAAAGAAGTAATTCTTAACATAAATTTAACATTGAAAGCTTGGTAATACCAGGCTTTTTTTGTATATTTACTATAGTAATGAGTGATAAGAAAGAACATATAGTTAAATTAGAAAAGATAACCCTATCTCAACAAGAGATATGGCAGGCAATGCGTTCTAATGTAGAGAAAAATAAGAAAAAATACACTCGTAAAGAAAAGCACAAAGGGGAAAATTTAACATAAATTAACATTTAAAATTTGGTAAATCCAAATAATTGTTGTACATTAGTAGGGTAATAAGGGTTAGGTATTAACTCAATTGAAAATTAAAAAATAAATAAGTTATGAGTAAGAAAATCAAATTAGTAATCGAAGGTACAGAGTATCAACTTCCAATTTCAGCAGCACGATTGAAAGGAACTTGTAAATGGAATGATGAAACCCACATCTATATGGGTGCAAAAAATACCGCATCAATCATCAAACAATATGTAAAGAAATTCTTTCCAGAAATTAAGGTTTGGAGTAAATCCAATGTATATAGTGGTGGTTCATCAGTTGATGTAAATGTATCTAATTCAGATGGTTCATCAATTCATCAAAACATCTACGAACAAATTTCAGAGTTTTCTAATAAGTTCAAAGCAGGTTCGTTCAATGGTATGGAAGATATCTATGAGTATAAGGAAGGTACAATAACTACCGATAACAATACTCCACTAAAATATTTCCCATCTTATGTGTTTTGTAAAAACGCTCCAAAGTGGGGAACTGTTGAGTATTGGGTTAATGAATACAGAGAGTTCAAAAATATGACTTCTGAAAATCCAAACTATGATTCTTATATGGCTGCAGTTAATAAAGCTGGTGGGTGGTTGAATATGAACAAAACCTATATGAGTGATAAAGAATTTAATAGTGTACAGTCGGTATTAAAAATAGCATAACGATTTAACAATTTGTTAACATTAAAAGTTTGGTAAATCCAACTAATTATCGTATATTTACATAGTAAATGAGTGAGATGATAAAGATAAAAAAGAAAATAGTTTACTTTGACCTTGATAACACTTTGGTAAATTTCCAAAGTGGGATTGATGCGACTCCAATCGAAGTACAAAAAGAGTATGAAGGGCACTTAGATGATGTGCCAGGTATATTCTCAAAAATGAAACCAATCAATGAAATGGTTCAGTTGTTCAACCAAATGGCCGAAGATGAACGTTACGATGTTTATATACTATCCACATCACCTTGGGATAATCCAACCGCTGCTTCTGATAAAGTTGCATGGGTTAAGAAATACCTCCCACTATATGGATACAAACGATTGATTCTATCTCACCACAAACACCTTAACATTGGTGATTATCTTATAGATGATAGAACTGCTAACGGAGCTGGTAAGTTCGGTGGAGAACTTATTCAGTATGGTACTGAGAAATTCCCAACTGCAGAAAGTATTAAAACTTACTTAAACGTATAGGATGAATAGATTACCAAATGTAAAGAACGTAAATAAAGGAAAACGACACAAAAAGAAACACCAATTTAAAATAGGTACACCTGTTGTATTTAAATGGATGGGTGAGCGTGATTACGGACACATATCAGCATTAACATTTGAAAAGGGAACTAAAAACGCACAATACTCCATAAAATCTACGGGTCGTATGGGGTGTATATACCATACTATGGAATTGGATGACCCAGATGACCCATATTGTTATGTATCATCTATATTAACTAAATCTATACCCGATACGGAACTCCAAAAGATTTCAGACCACAAATTAGGTAAACATTTGATTACAGTAGTTAAACCATCTGTAACTAAAAAGGTGGTTAAAAAGAAGGTGGCTAAGAAAACTGTAACTAAAAGGGTAGCCAAACCTAAGAAAGAATCTGTTAATAAATCAGAACTTAAAAAAGCAATAAATAAACAAAAAGATTTCCTAAACGGAAATGTTGATAAATCATTTTGGTAATTAAAAACAAAAAGTTATGAGTGAAATAAATCCATTACATTACAGCAGACCACATTCAGGTGAATATGACCACACCCAAAATTCCATTTTTAGTGATAAAGAAGCTATCCCATTAGATATGGATGGGATGGTTAGTAAGTATACGATGGAACAGTTTGGAAAAATGAATCGTAGAGAACGTAGAAAGTTGGAGCGTGATATGGCTAAACTTAGATTAAACAATAAAAAATAAAAAGTTATGGGGCTAGACCAATATTTAACAAAAAAAACTTATGTGCAGAATTGGAATCATATGAGTGAAGATGAAAAACACAATGTAAGTGTTGAGGGTAAATCTGCTAAAGAAATCAAACCTGAGAGAATTACTCATATTGAAGAAGAAGTTGGTTATTGGCGAAAAGCAAACCAAATTCACAATTGGTTTGTAAACAATGTTCAGAATGGAAATGATGATTGTAAATCGTATTATGTAGATACTGGACAATTAGAAGAACTTTCTGAAAATTGTAAAGCTATATTAGCAGACCATTCAAAAGCAGAGAAATTACTACCAACACAACTTGGATTCTTCTTTGGTAATACTGATTATGATGAGTGGTATTTTGACCAATTAGAAGAAACGGTTGAAATCATTGATGGTATTCTTACAGAAATGAAAGAAAATGAGGCTCATTATGAATTTTATTACGAAAGTAGTTGGTAAATCAAAAAATTAATTGTATATTTGTATTATGAGTTTAACTAAAAAATACATAGAGCAGGAAATGGAGAGGGGTAATGATGTACTTCACCCAAACTCCCAACATTCAGATGATGAATATCACTATGCTCTATTCAAACAAACACAAGAAGCAGAGTGGTGTTATTATTCAGGAATGCCATCACCAAAGGCGTATGAAACCGAACTGACTGAAAACGAATGAAGAATTTATTAATAGGATTAACCCTTACCTTTATAGGACAGATATTGATATTCTTTCAAACCAATGGTCAATTCTTTGTACCTTGGATTAAAAATCACCCATTCATAGTATCGTTAGTAGGTGGTACTTTAGTATCATACCTATTCATCACAGGCACAGGTTATACCGTAGAGTATTTCGGTGGAACTGTATGGGAAAATAGATTATTAGGATTCGGTGTGGGTATGATATCATTCTCATTTTTAACCTATATTTTTATGGGTGAGGCTATCACAACAAAAACAGCAGTATCGTTAATGTTAGCATTAACTTTAGTATTAATTCAAATTCTTTGGAAATGACAAGTGTTAGTAAAGTAAAAGAGTCTATACATTCTCAACAAATGCTATTAATCAATCACATTTGGGGTGTTATATGGGATAGTGGTAACACAGATGGTATACTTCAATGGAGGGATAGAAACAAATTACATAAATTAGATGTGAAATTAAAAAAAGAATCATATTTATTATCACATGAGAACTTCCAATTTTTGGAAAGTCTATTGATGAAGTACACATAAAAAAAGTTATATAAAAATGAATAAAGTTATAAATTTACTAATGGGGATTGGTGTAGCCATCTCATTAGCACTAATTGCGGGATTCGTATTCGCAGCACCTACATGGTTAATTTGGAATAATATAGTTGTCCAAATATTCAATCTACCACATCTATCATTTTGGGACACATTTTGGATTATGATAATGATTCGATTGGTAATTCCATCTGAAACAAAGGTTAAGAAGGAAACGTCATAATGGGTAAAAAAGGAGACATACTTGCAAATGGATTTGTGTTGGGGAGGGGGAGAGAACCTCTCAACTTAACAGAGGCACAAATCAGATATGCAATGAAAAACTCCAAATCTAATAGTGGGGCAGCTAGATTTCTTAACATATCACTTACAACATATGAAAAGTATTCTAAAAGATACATTGATGAGGAGAGTGGTAAACACCTTTGGGATTTACAAAAGAATCAACGAGGTGCTGGTGTAAAGAAACCATATAATGTTACGAAAGGGAAATACGCACTCAAAGATATATTAGAGGGTAAGTATCCTAAATATTCAGTATATCAATTAAAAAACAGATTGATAAATAATGCAGATAAAGTAGATTTCAAAACGTGCTGCCATAATTGTGGGTATGAGGAGAAGAGAATTACAGATGATAAAATTCCATTGATATTAGACCACATTAATGATGATTGGACTGACCATATTAAAGAAAATCTCAGATTTTTATGTTACAATTGTTTTCACAATTTAAAAGGTAACATCAGAGGTGGACAACCACAATGGAGAGTAGAACAAATTCAGAAAGCAAAAGAGACTATTAAATCAAAACAAAACGAATAATAAATTAGGATATACGGAAACGAATTCGTATATTTGTGTAAATAATAAGTAAAAAGGAAAACAAGTTATGAGTAAATCAAATGGAAAGCAAATCTTTCATGGTAAAGAAAGTAGAGAGAAACTACTTGATGGTGTAAACCAATTAGCAAATACTGTAAAAGTAACACTTGGGCCACGAGGTCGAAATGTAATCATTGAAAAAGAAGGTACACCACATATTACTAAGGATGGGGTTACAGTAGCAAAATCGATTGAGTTTAATGATTCATCAGTAAACTTGGGAGCACAGATTATCAAAGAAGCTTCTCAACAAACAGCTGATAATGCGGGTGATGGTACAACTACATCTACAGTATTGGCTCAACATATTTTCAACGAAGGTATGAAAGCAGTTGAGGGTGGTGCAAACCCAATCGAATTGTATAGAGGTATGCAGATTGGTGTAAAGGGTGTTGTTGATAATTTGGTAAAGAAGGTTTCAGTAAACATAAAAACTAATGAAGCAATTAAGAACATCGCGACTATATCAGCGAATGGTGATTCTGAAATCGGTGGTATTATAGCCGAAGCAATTCATCAAGTAGGTAACGATGGTGTAGTTACAGTAGAAGAGGGTAATAATAATGAAACTAGTTTAGAGATTGTAGAGGGTTTAGAATTTGATAGGGGATATCTATCTCATTTCTTTATGAACAATCAAGCAAAGTTGTCTTGTATATTAGAAGAACCACAGATTTTATTATACGATGGTTCAATTAATAATATGGATGATATCATAGGTATTTTAGAACAATCATCTATGAATAATAAGTCAATTGTAATCATCGCACATGATGTACAAGGTGATGCTCTCGCATCAATGGTAGTAAATTCAGCAAGGGGTACACTTCAATGTCTCGCAGTAAAGGCGCCAGGATTTGGTGGAGAACGAGTTGAGATTATGAAAGATATAGAAGCACTTACTGGTGCAAAAATGATTACATCTGAATTAGGATTAACATTAGAGGATGTTACTGAAGAACACTTAGGTTCGGCTAATAGAGTTATATCTGATAAAACCAAAACATCAATCATTGGTGGTCATGGTGAAAGTAAAGATATTGAAAATCGTATTACTATTATCAAAGCAGAAAAAGAAAAATCAGAATCGGATTTTGAAAAAGATAAATTACAGACTCGTCTATCAAAATTAAGTGGTGGTGTAGCTGTTATCAAAGTAGGAGCAGAATCAGAAGTTGAATTGAAAGAAAAGAAAGATAGAGTAGATGACGCAATCTTATCAACAAAAGCTGCATTAGAAGAAGGTATTGTTCCTGGTGGTGGAGTTGCATTGATTCATTCAAAGAATATGATTACTCAACGTGATGCTTCGTTATCTTCTGATAAGATTAAAGGTATGGAGATTGTAGAATCTGCATGTGAAGCACCATTCAGAGCGATTATTCAAAATGCAGGGTTATCATCGGATTCTCTATTAGAACGATTGAATAAATCAACTAATCCCAGCATTGGTTACAATGTAGTAACTGAAGAGTTTGGTGATTTGTTAGAGTGTGGTGTGGTTGACCCTACTAAAGTTACTAGAATTGCAATAGAAAAGGCAGTTTCAGTAGCAGGAACACTACTTACGACATCGGCAATGGTGGTAGTAGAGCCTGATAATGATGTTAAATCTTAAAAAACTAATATATCAATATAAGTTCTTAAAACTTGAATTGGATGATAAGAAAGAAGAGCACTCAAACCTTTCAAATGAGTTTGAGACTCTTTTTTCCGACATCATTAAGGGTAAAGATTCCCCTAAGTCAGAAAACAAGTCGAATGTGGAAGAAATTACAAAACCAACATTAGATAAAAACTCACAATCTAAAATAGATGGTGCAACGAAGAAGATTTATAAAGATGTTGCTAAGAAACTACACCCAGACAAAGGTGGTGATGGTGATGTATTCAAAGAATTGAGTAATAGATACAAATCAAATGATTTATTGGGTGTAATTGATTTAGCAATAGAGAATGATGTGGAATTTACTATATCAGATGAAGACGAAACACAATTGTTTGAATCTATTAATCAACTGAATCGTAAAATAGAACACTATAAGACAACATTGGCATATGTTTGGAAGCATGGTAACCAGCAACAACGTCAAAGTGTACTACAAACATTATCTATACATTTAGAAAAGAAAATTGATATTGAATCATTAAATGATGAAATTAAATCAATGTTAAAATAAATTTGGATATTTGAAAAATATGTTGTATATTTGTATAAACAAAATTAAAAATAATGAAAACAATTAATAAATTTGGTAAGACGATTAACTATTCAGTAGATAGTCAATATGGTTCTTGGATGGTAGTTGAAGATGGTGGTGAGCAATGGGTTCACGCGACTAAAAAAGGTATAAAAATACCAAACACTAATGGTAACCCATTACTATGTAATAAAAAAGGGATGTGGGATTTGTTAGTACACTTTGGTGCAGATAATTCAGAATTAGATGAGTTGTTTCAGAAACATATATGATAACCCCAACCAAAAATACGATTTTTGATAATACAAACTTAAATAAACAATCGTATTTTTGTGAATATTATAATTTAATGATACCATTAAACTTTAACACAAATCTTACCATACTTATATGGGAGACTATATATAAAGAGTTTAATGAAGATAAAAGTAGTTTGCGGGATACTGATATGGAATGATACGGTTCTGATTGGTAAGAGATTGATAAATAATAAGTTTTATCCCAATAAATGGGAATTCCCTGGTGGGAAGATTGATGAAGGTGAAACTAATTATCAGGCTCTTATTAGAGAGTTCAAAGAAGAGTTGGATATTGATATACACCCCTTTCATGAATTAAAAACCATATACAATGACGACATTGAGTTTACTCCAATGACTGTGAAACTTAGAGGTGGTAAAGCAAAATTACTTGAACATCAAGAAATAAAATTTGTTGATAAGAAGGAATTCTTTAAGATGGATTTAACACCACTAAGTAAAAAAGCAGGAAGAACCTTATTTGATTCATATGGCTTTTTTTTAAAAAAGGAGAAATAGAATGTTGAGAAAATTGGTTCAGTTGTTTACAAATCGGAAAACTGAAAAGAAAAAGGTAAAAAAGTTAGTAGATTTAAGTAATACATGGTATTTAAATGTTGGTGGTGTTTTCGTAGCACAACGAGAATTGGATATCAAACTATTAGAAGAAAGTAAAAATCAACAAAAAATGAGTTGATTGACTAATTAAGAATTAGATTAAAAAGAAATATTTACATATTTATATACAGATAAACATTATAAAGGAATTATTATGCCAGGACATTACAGCACCATAGTCAACTTAGATGAAGTAGTACTAAGTGATTACCAACAAACAGTATTCAGACAAGCTCAGAGATTATTAACAGAGAGAGAAGATAGTGCTACGGGTGAAACTATACTACCAGATACATATGTTATTCAAAAAGAATTATTAACAATGATAACCGACCCAAATGCGGCATCTGATGGCACTCCCGCCGATGACGCTAGTAGATTAGTTAATATGGTATTAGACATTGAAGAATTAGAGGAAGTAGAACCAGTAACACCATTACCAGAATCTCCAGTTAATCCTGTAGTTTTGGGAACTGATTCTATTGAAGTTCTTCCAACTAGTCCAGCTAATAACACCAGTACGTCATTTACCGACTCGGCTGTGTAATTGTTAAATTACAAAATTAAAAATACACTCCCCAAGCATATCAATGAAGCACACTTGGGGAGTTTTTTTTAAATAAATTTGGATATATGAATTTTTATTCGTATATTTGTATAAATAAAAAGTTATGAATTTCACAAAGAAGTTATTATTTACGTTAACGATTGCTTTAGGGTTAACTCAAACAACACAAGCACAGACAACAAAAACAATAGAAACTGATATATTTAAAATAGTATATTCAGAAAAATACCAACAACCTCTTTCAGTAGAGTATGAGGTTCAATGTCCTAACGGAACTGCTAGTAGGAAAGGTATGAATTTCTATGGAGTTGATTCTGTAATAACATCAAACAATGCTGATTATAAAAACAATGTATGGGATAAAGGTCATATGGCACCTGCAGCTGCATTCAATTGTAATACACAACTATTAAGAGAAACATTCAGTTACTTAAATTGTGCTCTACAACATCAGAGTTTAAATAGAGGCGCTTGGAAAGAATTGGAACGATTTGAAAGAGATTTAGCAAAAGTACATTCATTAGTTCTTGTAATTATTACAATTCATTTTGATGATGAGATGGGGTTACTCCCAACTGATGCGAGAGTACCTACTGGGTTTACAAAGAAAATATTCACAGGCTCTTCTGATTCACTCATATTCCATTTTCCTAATAGTAATGTAGCTGGTATGGATTGGAAAGAATTTCAAATAGATTAACGTTATGAGAGAGAAGATAATAGAACATTACGGAGATACCGATAATATTCTGTTTGCAGATGGGTTTGATGATTGTATCATTGGATTCGAACCAAATATGTGGAAAGTGGTATATTCAAGAACCAAATGTATCGAATCGTTGATTAAAGATGGTATGGATATGGATGAAGCCGCGGAGCATTTAGAGTTTAATACATTCGGTGCTTATATGGGGAAGAAGACTCCTATATGGGTAGAAGATTTTAAATGGAACATATGAGAAAAAATAAGATACCAAAGTATGACCCGCAGACTGGTGAATTGAATCCTTATTACGAACAACTAACGGGTAAGAAAAATCCAATGGCAATTAAACCTATTAAAATCTTAGTAGATGATTATAAATCAGCATCTCCCAAAGAAATATGGATTGATGGTGTTCTTTATAACTTTATCTATGGATTCTTAGGAGCAATGATTATTGTATCTATAACAATTAAGATAGATATAGCGATATTATTTGCATACCTAATCTATTACTTTTTCGTTGGTAAAGTAATCAATAGACCTAAATACGTCACATCATTAGGTAAATTTATTGTATTCCCAATACCAACCGCATTAGGTGCATTTATAGGGTATAAAATAACACCAATGATAATCCAATTCCTTACATAAAAAAGTGAAGTAAAATAAAAAAACATAAAATGTCAGAGAAGAAAAAGAGAACAAAAGAAGAGAAAACTACAGAGATAATCTCTAACTTAGAAGAAACAATAGAATTGGGTGGTAATAAAGAGACAATTGCTAAGTTAAAATCAATCTTAGAAAACGTAAAAGAAGGTACTCATACTGTACCAAAGAAACGAGGTAGGAGACCAACACATAAAAAGAAAAAAGAAACTACAAATCCAGAAGAGCAGTGGTAAAGTTAAACTCAACTACATTGGATGAACTCCGAATTGAACTAAAAGAAAAACATCTAGAGATAGCTAGAGAATCGTGTATATCTACATTAATAGGATTAGACACAGGTGTGGAATCAGTTCGATTGGATATGGAGATGACCGATGAATTAAAAAGTGTCATTGATATGGACTTTCAAGTAATAACTTCAGATTACGAAAAGATATTTGATTTAAATCAAGAAGCATTGGTAGAATTAGAGGAGTTTGAACTATTAACAGAAATACAACAACATATGACTTGGAAAGCAATTGCAAGTGAATATAAACCAAAGAAAAAAGAATAATATGGCAAATGTTTGTAGAACGGATATTATAATTAAAGCGTCCAAAACAGCAATTGACAACTTTGTAGAACGATTTGATAAATGTGTAGATGGGACTTATCCTAATACTGAAGATGATAGACCACATATCATAGATGAGTTCGGTGCTAAAGCAGACTTACTAATTGATAGAATTGGGTCTAAATGGGTTAGTATATGGGATGGTGGAATCAGTTATCACAATGATACAGAAGGTAGTAGTGAAGTACACCTTTCCTTAGATTCAGCATGGTATCCACCTTCAGATATGATTTTGGAAATGTTTAGACAAATGGAAGAAATTGATGGTGAAGGTGTTAGAGTATATGGTAAATATTGGGATGAAGGATACCAACCAATAGGAGTATTTGAAGTTTATCATGGAGAAATAATCTCAGAAGAAAACAACGATTTAGATGAATCGGAGTGGGAGGAAAGGATAGAAGCAGAAGGAGGAGACTCAAATAATATGAGTTATTGGGATGAGGTAGTATCACCTGCATTTGAAATTCTCCAAAAGAAGTTGGATAAGGTAATGAAAGAGATATAAATTATGGTAAAGAAAGAATGGGGTTGGATGTATTATAACGATGAATGGAATATGAATCCTAAAGAAAACGATATCCCACACTCAGATATCCGTAGGATGGAATCCGAAGGTGTGAAGAAGAAAAATTCCGATGGAATTCCTCAAACGCTTAGTGATGATGAGGTATACGAAGATGGTATAGATGAAAGACCTATTGTCCCAAAACGTGATGATTATAACGATGATGAATTCGATTACTAAAGTAACGAAATGAAATATTGGTTTAAAAGAAAATACAGACAAGTTAAGAGAGTCTTAGATTACTTACCAATTATTTGGAAAGGTTATGATTTTGATTATGGATACGCAATTGAGTTATTTAAGTACCAATTAGAACGTACTGAGAAATTCATGTCTTCTTCAAATAGACATACAGTAAACGCCAGTATTAGAGCTAGAAGAATTAAAACCGCCATTGAACTTCTTGATAAAGTTTATGATGAAGAATATGGTTGTGAATATCAAGAGCAGATGAAATCAATATATGGTGACAATGTGTTAGATTGGAATTTTGAAGATACTGAAAGAGGGGACGAAACTTCATATCTTAAATATGAATACGAAAGGTGGGAGAACAAAGATGAAGTTAAAGAAACATTTGATAAACTATTTAAACAATCACAAGATAAACAGAAACGCGCTGAGAAATTAGTATGGGAATTTATATCTCATAACATTCGAGGATGGTGGGATTAAAAAATATTATGACAGAAGAGCAGATTGATTAAAAAACTCATAAAAAAAAGTGAGGTAGAATAAAATCAGTTAAATGATACTAAAACTAATAGTAGTAATAGTAATAGGGTATATAGTAATCAATAGAATACTATACTATATGGATAGATAACCTTTAGGGTAGAGTTCAATATAAGGTATCCAGCAATAAACAATAACAAACTAAATAGTGAGTAAACTCACATAATTAGTAAAACTAATAGGAATAGGAAGGAAACATTAGGTTACAAACCCCAAATACTTTAACCAATCAACCCTACTATTACCAACAATATGATGATAAGAAGATAACCAATTACAGACGTGTAAAAG